GGATACTTTGAAAAAACAAATATTATATCATCAGAACAACGAATATACTCTTTAAAATTCTCAATTCTCACTTGATAGCGTTTTTTAAACTCAGCAAAATTATTGCGAATATAAAACTCATCATCATTAGAGTCCCATCAATAAACAAGTGAGAATGTGTGGAGCCTTCATGGTTAAATATCATACCATAAGAATTACTTATATTTACGCCACCATCCCCGCACAAACTTCTATCGCCAGAAGCATTTGGTCCTGGTATAAGAGATAGATTTTCAAAAAAATGAGCAAAATCTGTCTCTATGCATTTTTTTAATGCCGGAAACGGAGTCACACAAAGGTCAAATGGGCATGTTTTATAACCAGATGTACGGGAATAACCTAAACTTTTGATATATTTTCTAGGCCTACAATTGACACCTAGTGATATGTAAACCATTTATACTTTCTTCGATAATAAATGCCATTGGCACTCATTCTGAGAAATACCATAAAATGAACTATGAATAGTAAAAGTCTTCGACAAATAAAGCTTAAATTCTTCCATAGTCCACTCTCTTACATGAGCCTTATTAATTGGCGGATTCAAATTTTTTCTACCGTGGTATTGAACTAAGCGCTCTCTGCATGGCGTAGAAATTATATAATATGATGTGTTTATAGAAAGTAAAAACTTAACAAGTTCATCCGGGTCGACAATGTGTTCAATTACATCAGAACATATAACTACATCAGAAGACAAATCTACAAAATTAAAACTCCTCTCAGGCTCTCCAGAATCTAACCATTTATGAGATGGGTATTTTTTTCTAAGGAATGAGATACATGGTTCGGTTTCAATACCAGTAGTATCAAATTCTGCAAGATAATTTACCAACTTAAATCCACTTCCACACCCAACATCTATAACACTTTTTAACTTTTTATCAGTCATTAGCTTCTTTGCATACACATACACCTCTTTCTGCCATGCATCTGTTTCATTTATATCAACATAGTGCTGAGGACTAGCATTTATCTGGTAACCTATTGGTAAAAAATATTTATCTGTCATGATTTATATTTAGACTACATATATTTAATTTGTTCTATTACTCAAATACCAACCGTGGCACAATATGCATAGCTTCTAGTTCCTGGCACCAGAGCTTCATAGCATACGGAATTGTCTTCATCTCAAATTCAGTCTGGACTCCACATGTTCCACAGTCGTAAATGGATGCTTCCTTATTTACTACTGCCAGGACTCCACAGTTCTTACAGAACCCGGTATTGAAAGGGTCTGACACATCCATCAGGCGCTCCTTAGTGAACATCGCTGTTCCGTGAGAAAGCATACAGTCGCGCTCCATCTCTCCCACACGCAGACCTCCATCTCTGCTTCGTCCCTCGCATGGCTGCCTGGTAAGCGACACAATAGGTCCCTTGTTTCTGGAATGAATCTTGTCAGAAACCATGTGCTTCAGCCGCTGATAGAATGTCGGACCCATAAAGATCTCAGCTTCCATCATCTCGCCAGTCTGACCATTGTACATAATCTCATTCCCGTATGGGTGCATGCCAAGTTCTACCATGTGCTTGCGCAAATCTTCAATCTTCAGATGAGAATATGGTGTCCCATCACCCATCGTTCCCTTCTCTGTACAAATCTTGCCAAACATAGTCTCCATCAGCTGAGCAATTGTCATGCGTGAAGGAACCGCATGAGGATTCATGATAATATCAGGACGTAGACCAGATGCAGTATACGGCATATCTTCCTCATTGAGAATGATACCACAAGTTCCCTTCTGGCCATGCCGAGAACTTACCTTGTCTCCAATTTCTGGCACACGCTCAGATACAGCTCGTACCTTGATGAAAGGATAACCATCTGAGTTCTTATCCTGCCAGACACCATCCACACGACAAGGTTCTGCTCCCTTGTGAGTGGTACTGGAATCCCGGAAAGAATAGCCATGAGAGTCCTGCTTCAGGTTAGTGACCTTGCCAATAACAATATCATTTGCTTGGATGATAGAGTTCACAGCAGGCATACCGTTCTCCTGAACAGCGTGATAGGATGAGTTCTTGTAGCCACGAGTATTCTCACGACGCGGCTTGGCAAACTTCTCCTCCTTGCCAGATGCCACATTACGATGCTCTTCATCCTTGTAGATGGTGTAATACAGTGACCGAAACAGGCCACGGTCCAATGCACCCTTGTTCAGGATAACTGAATCCTCCTGATTGTACCCGGAGTAGATTCCGATAGCAACAATGGCATTGTAACCAAAAGGCATCTCTTGAACCTTCATCACGTTCATCATCCTCGTCTCCACAAATGGACGCATAGGAGAACAAAGCACATAACCATTCTTATCCAATCGCTTCGAATAGTTCTTTGCATACAAACCCATTGCTTGCTTGCCCATAGCCGACTGATACGTATTACGCGGTGACTGATTGTGATCAGACATTGGAATTGTACTAGCCATATGGCCTAGCATCAACGAAGGGTGAATCTCGCAATGGGTATGTTGAGCAGTTATCTCTGCTGGCATCATTGCAACACGAATCGTATCTGACTCTGCTGAATCAATGTATTCGACATTTGTCTTCACCCAATCATTCCAATCAGACGAGGCTGGCTTAGGAAGGATTGCTCCGTCTTTTACCTTGAACAATGGACGTACAATACGTCCACCATCTGTCTCAATACTGATGTCCTGCTTGGTTACACTCCAAGTAATCCCGGAGTGAGGATGAAGAACAAATGTACGCTTGGCCTCCTTTAGAATGTTAAAGACCAAAGCTGGCTTCTGCGTGTATGCTACAATGACTCCATTGATTGAAACCGGAGTTCCGCCATTGTTGTTCAGGTCAGTAATCCAGTCTACGTCAGCAGTATCAATCAGTCGCATGACAATCATGGATGGAGTATGCTGAGAGATAGATGTCATCATTGACATTGCTTTCACAATACCAACTGAGTGACCCTCTGGTGTCTCCACTGGACAGACATATCCAAATGATGTTCCATGCAGCTTACGAGGAGCAAGCAGCTTGCCTGACTTCTCTACAGGAGTCTGAATGCGGCGAAGGTGCGATACCGTAGCAAGGTAAGACAGGCGGTTAAGAACCTGAGATACACCAACCTTTGTTGCGGTTGAGCCGGCATTGGCCGGACCTACACCCTGAACCGTAAAGTTACCCGTAGCAAGAGCCTGCTTGAGCTTTCCTTCGATAGTAGACACCTTCAGAATCTTGTACAAATTGTTAATGTTTAGTACCTCAAGTGGGCGCGGTTCACCCTTCTTCCAGGTGTCATTGTTGACCTCGTGAACAAACTTGCCACGAACATCCTTACAGACCTTCTGAAACAGCTGCCGAAACAGATGAGTCAGAAGAGCGCCGGTCGTAACTACGCGCTTGTTGGGATATGCATCACGGTCATCTAGCTTAATCTTACCCTGTGCAGTCAGAATGAGACGCTTAATCATGAGGGAAATCAGAATACACTTGCGGGATTCAAATGTCTGCTTGGATGCCGTATCACCACCAAACTTTACGTGAGGCAGGAGTTCAGTCTCCAAAAGCATGCGTACATACTCCTTCTTGTCTTCCATATTTGTGCCGTACTGGAGATGGTGAGATAAGTACTCAACTGCATCATCCCGGCTATACACCTTAATATCTGAGCACTCCCGGAAGGATGCAGTCAGTGACTCATATTGTTCTACATTGGTTCCCCAGACTAGCTTTACGATATCCTCATCTGCTTCTAGACCCAGTGCACGAAAGATAACCATCACTGGAATATCTTCGCGAAACCGGGGGAAGCAGGCAGTTAGCGGTTGGCCAAATCCATTGAACTTGGTATTCAGACGAATCTCAAGCTTCTTAGGGGGCATAGTAAATGACTCATGAAGAGACTTGAGCTCTACTGTATGGGTATACTTTGCAGCAGTCTTCTTGGAAGCAAATACCATGATGCGGTTATCAGCAACCTTCTCCTGGCATAGGATGGTACGCTCTGACCCGTGGATAATGAAATATCCGAACGGGTCATTGGGGCACTCGCCAAGTTCCTCGTAGGACATAGGATAGTCCTTCATGATACAGAGCGATGACCCAAGCATAACCGGAATCTTGCCAAGGGAAATACCCTCAAATACACGGCACTGTTCGGTGAATGTGTCAAGCTTCTCACCCGCATACATGCGAGTTACAAACCGGACATCAGCAAACATCTGAGCTGCATATGTAAAGTTGCGCAAGCGGGCTTCCTGGGGAAACATAGGCTTTACGCGACCAGTAGCCTCATGAATGCGAGGCTTGATATATGTGATATTTTCAAATGTGAGCCGGAACTCATACTTATACTTCTTGGTTACCTCATCTTGCTCATGCCATACAACGATGGGTGCTGTAGATGATACAATTAAAGGAAGCTTATTGCGAATGAAATCTTCATAGGACTCAATTTGGTGCTCTACTAGCTTCTGGGGTCCCTGATTTACAAAGAACGAACGAATTGCTTCCCAGTCCATAGTATCTCTTTAAGAGCAGTTCCACGTAAATCATTCTCTATTCGTTTTTAACAAAGGAATGGACAAGAAAATCATAACCATTCAAAAAATGGGAGCTGAAAAACCAGCAGTTCCTGAAGCAAAAAAGGGTGGACGTAAGACTCTGAAGACCTTTCCTCGCGGAGTCCTAAAGAGGCCTTCTAAATTTACATTGAAAGGTGTATCTGACCCGGCTAAGTCTCCTCCTCTAAAGAAGGGTATGAGAAAGCACACACTTCGTTTGCTTACCGAGAAGGGTATGAAGAAACATCGCAAGACTTTGAAGCGTCGCATTTCAAGCATGAGTGATGCCAAAGTTCAGGAAGTTGTGCGTCGTAAGGGGTTAGTCTTAAATTCAAAGACACCTCCGGCAATTTCTAGACAAATCTTAGATAACGCAGTATCTGCTGGATTTGTTTCCGTATAAAATCATAATGACCAAACTTTGGGGACCTCTCGGATGGATGACTTTGCATTCTGTTAGTTTGATATACCCCGAACAGCCTTCTCTAGCGGAAAGGCAGATAGCAACAAGGTTTCTGGATTTATTTGCTGAAACGATTTCCTGCAACCAGTGCAAGCTTCATTTTAAAACTATGAGAGCTATGTACATCATGTCAAACCCGGACTATTTGAATTCGCGTCAGAATTTTGCCGTCTTTGTTTTCAGAGCACATAACAGTGTAAACAAACGTCTAGATAAGCCCAGACCAGCTACCGTGGCCGAATGTTTACAAACGTTACGTAATGCATCATCTCAAAACTCATTAGCATATTTCCGGAATGCATACTTATCGTATTTGACTCGTAACTGGAATCGTGAATTTACTGGAGATGCAGTTATTATCAGAGCATCTGTGAAGGAAATGATTAGAATCAATAATGAGTATTGGTCTCCACGGGAGAATGGAATTCCACATTTGATAGAGGCCGATGTCGTAACGCCAATTGAAAAGAATGATATGCGAGTAAATGCCTCAGGCAGAGTTATATCTACTGTAGTTGGATTCAAAGGGGGCAAACTGAAGTTAGGGAATAGATAGGATGCCAAGGAATACTAATCCGGGGCTTCATCTCCCAATCATATCGTTTCATCCACGTTTCTCTTGTTTCTTCGTAAAATTCATCCGCGTACAAGCTTCTGCGTTTAGCTACATGCAGAGCCTTAGACGGCAAAATGATTTGAAGTTGATTCGTAACCTTATAATTCAGAGGAGCAGGTTGGATATTTGTTTCATATAGTTCTACAATGCTCTGAATTAGCGGTGCTTCCGGGTACGGATAAACCCAGCTCCAATCTAGTACCTCATTGGTCTTGAAATAGTAAATTGTCCAATGAAATGTTTTCCAGAATGCATCAACAACCGGTTCCACGTTTGAAACTCCATCCAGGATATGAAGACCATATTTTTGAACAACACAATCTGCTGCTCGACCAACTATAGCCCGTTCAAATGGCTGCTTACGCAACTTAATACGTTCCTTTAAGACGCGTATTTCCTTCTCAGCTGCATAATCCAGAAACGCTGCTCTGCCTTCTTCAGTAGTTAAGTCAGGTTTTCCAGATTTGGTATAATACTCCAATGCACGCCCATACCCATCCTCGCGCAAAGAGAAGATACCCAAACTAGGCATAAAGTCATTCCCAAAGCAAAGAACGCTGAGTGTTAAATATTGTTCAATATCCATTGGAAGAGTTAAAATCAACTTCTGAATATCCAGAAGAGAGAACTCAGCCTGCTTTAAAGATGGGTCATTAAACTCGCCAGACTCCCGGAGAAGAGTAAGTTCAGCAGACAATTTATGATTGAACAAGGATAGTAGGATTAGGTCAGCATCTAATCCATAGATACAAATGCTTTTCCGATCAGCTTCAGGTATCTTTTTAATTTCTTGAAAAATCTTGTGTTCGCCTTCTCCAGGTTCTTGAGTTGGAGAAAGCTGAACATCTGGAAACCTTCTACGAATTTCTTCTTCCAAAGCACGCATGTAAGGAGTATCAGGTGAAATCTGGTTTTTATCAAATGCTTCTGAATCTTTGATTCTGAATCGTCGATACCTTTGCTGTACAATCTTTCCATAGGGAACTAAACCATCCAAAGCAATAATAACTTTCTTTGCTCGACACGTATGTTTCAGAATATGGTCTAACGCATCTAACACACTCTTTATAGGGTCTGTTACATGCAGATACCGGTGAATTAAGCAATTAAAATCAATTCCTAAGACATCAACTTGAAGGTCTCTGGCAATTCGTGTAATTCCAGGATGATTGCGGATTAGGCTTGCAAAATAGAAGGGAATACCCATTGGTATGTTAGGGTTCAGGTATGAAAACTCTTGATAACCAATAAATGTGGTGGCTAAAGTATCTTATTGCTGCACTTGTAATTGTCGGAGCTATAACATTCTTTACAATGCAAACCCCAGCTGCAAAGCAAGGTTGTTCTTCATGTCCAGGTAAAAAGGATGCGCACTAATCGCGATTATTTGCAGACTGGGTAGGTCATTTTATTGTCAAACACCATCAACACACCATCGTTGGTGGTATATAGTGTTGCGTATTTGTCCCACACGCTAATGTTGCGTGTGTGTTCGTACCAGTAGTCTTCCTCTCGCTTTTTTGAGCGATACAACTTCCACCCATTTTGGATAAGAAGTATGCGCTTGTTTGCTTGGTTCAGCGCAAACATTTTTGAACTGAATTTGCTTATTAAAAAATTAATCCGTTTTAACTAAATGCCAGAAACGTGTGGAGGTCGTAGATATACGCGAAGATACTTAAGAGCTCATGGAATCGGAAAGCTAAAGAAGGGTGAACTTCATGGTTATCATGCTAAAAGTAGCAAGACATCTCGTCGTAAATCTTTGCGTAAGACAGTCCGTTCAGTTGGTGCTCTGTCTACGTTCCGAAAGTTGAATGCACTTGCTGTGTACACTAAGAATTCGGCACCCGGAAAATCCAAAACAATTAAGGCCGACCGCAACTGGGTAAAGAAAACCTTTATGAAGTAATAAATGAGACATAGCCTCGTTCCTGCACTATTAGTGACAATGATATATTCTGCGTTCAGAGTGTATGGTACAAAGGACAGACGGTTCAGCAAGGGTCTTTTGATTGAATCTCTAGTGTTTGCCGTGTGTTCGTTTATAGTTATGTATTTATACCGTAATGTTTGGCTTCGTGAAGGAATGCAGACAACTTTTGGACCGGAATGCCCTAATGGTTACGAGATGGTAGACGACCCAACGTATCCTGAGCAGAAGACATGTAAGCCGGTTGGGCACAAGACTAGTTCTACAGAAGTTGGGTTTCGCGGGGGGCTGAAGAAATAAACTTATCAGTTAAAACAAATGCTCGATAAGCTTGCTCATGTTCTGGCGTCCGCCCTCGTATTTGCTCTGTTTGTGCCCGGTGTTCTTGTGACACTTGGCGGCAAGTATAGTGTACTTGTTCATGCGGTCCTGTTCGCCCTCGTTCACCAGGTTGTACGCCATTTTCTAGATGGTCTTCTTGCCACATTGGGCGTTCCTGCTCTTGGAGCACCGAAGAAGGGACTATATGGCGAGAACGGCCATGGCCAGCGCCAAATGTAATTTCTCTCGTTTAAAATAAAAATGTGGGCCTATTTTCTTCTTACTGCGCTGACGTTCTATGTGGTCGCCTTCATGGTCGCCGTTCCCAGTGTTGGTCCGGTTCCTGCCCCCGTGGTCAAGGCTCTTCTATTCACGGTAGTCCACGTTGCTGTTCACATGGTTATGCGCAAAATGAAACATCGCCGTTAAATAAATGTGGAAGTGGACAGTATTCAACGCAGTACTATTCTACGTAGTCTCATACCTTGGAACGAAGAATCATCTTGATGCAGCTGCTCTTGCAGTAATTTTTGGGGTTGTTCATACGTTTCTTGGAAAGCAGGCGAAAAGAATGATTGAGGGGTTTCAATATATGCCAGATAGTCGTGTTACAACTTGTGCAAATGGGTCAGTTCCAGCCGGGAATGGATTAGACTGCAAGCTTCCTACGGACCGGTATGGCCTCTAAAAATGGATTTAAAGCAATATAATACAAGATAATAAAACAACATCTACAGAGCACGTATCTGCGAATTCTGTAGAATGAGTCTTCTCAAAACAAAAATGCGACTCGACGTCCGCAAGAACCAAAACGGTCACTGTGCAGGTTTGCGCTGTGACCGATACCTCAAGCCGTCCGAGTTCCACGTTGACCACATCATACCAAGGTGTGAAGGCGGGACAAATGACCCAGAGAACCTTCAAGCTCTCTGCATTACCTGCCACATGAAGAAGACCAAACACGAGAACAGCAAGCGTATGCTTGGCTCAATTCGTCTGTCAAAGGCGGAAAAGCTGGCACTTGGGCTGAAGTCCGCATGGATTAAGTCTGGCGCAACATTTGAAATCAAAAAGCAAGCATTTAGCTACAAAAAGCCAATCGGCAAGAGCTATCGAATCTAACCGGGATTTATCCCAAAACGGAATTTTTACTCTATAATCATAATTATAGCAAAAAAATGTCAAGACCCGACTACAATCACAGAACTTGGCCTTCGCCTCGTGCACGCCTTGTAGCTATCAAGCTAGGTCTCGATATTACCAGCCGGTATCCTATAACCAGGATAAAGCGTCTGACACATGAAAAGGCTCTTGAGCTGCTCGCAAAAAGGGTAGGGAAGACTATACCAGACTTTCTGGCCATGCCACGGAATGATGTCTGGATTGCGTTGGGTTGCTATACAAGCAGCCCTTTGCTCCCGTTAATGGTTCCTTACGACCCATTGTACGGACCAATGCGTTACTGGTAAAACGGATTTATTTCCAACACATTTTTATCTGTAACACCATGTCATGCATTGACGGCACTAGCACTGAAAGGCGCATTTATATTACTGCGACCACAATTGCGAGCGCTGGCGTTGCATCTTCGAATAATAATCTTCTGAAACTGGCATCAGAGCTGCTTAATGCATACAATGCTGTTTCGGAGATAAAGCACAGAGGTGGTGTTGTCAACCTTACGGTCAACATTAAACTCCACCTCACCGTTGACGAACTCAAGAAGACTATTGCCGATATCATCTCGGTGATGGAAGCCGGGTTAGACCAATACATGCCAGGCCCTCAAGCCGTTTGGAATGTGACTCTCGGCAAACTTCGCGAATACGTTAGCACCACATAGTCCCTGATAAGGGGCAGTTTTTAAATAAAAATGGAATTATTCCGCATATTTTTATATTTCTTTAAAAATGTTCAGGTCTTCTGATGGCTCAAGGTGGACGCACATGTCTGCAGGCAGGCTGGCTGCAATTCCTTTCTGGAAGGGCAACCGGAATGTTGACGAGACTCATGTGCAACGAATTTCACAGTCAATTGATAAGTCAATAATAGAGTTGGACATCAGTCCATACCGAATTGCAACAATAGTCGAAGATGGCGAATTGTGCAGCTATATCATTGATGGCCAACACCGAACCTCAATTCTTCGCGAGTACTTTAAGAAGCCCGATGCCGATGACTTTCTAGTCATCGTTATCGAGAAGGAGTACGAATCCGAAATGGACATCATCAAATACTTTGAAACCGTGAACCGGACAAAGGCAATGCACTGGCGCGAGGACCCCGTTCTTGCTGCTAATAGCTATATTGCTCCTTTTCTCAAGGAGTTTAACAAGGACCCCAAGAAGCCGATTATTCGGTCTGGCAAGGTCAACCGACCATATATGTCAGTTGACCGGCTACGTGAGGTTCTAATCCAAAAGCATGTAGTCGAATGGCGAACCACGCCAATTGAGTTTGTTGCCCGCTGCCGTGAAATCAATGATGCAGAGGTAGAAAAGCTCGACACAACCGTGTCAGTTAACAAGCGTGCAAAGGAAATGAACTTTAGTCTGGGTCTCCTGGACTTCAAGTTTCTCTAAAACGGATTTCGATCCAATTTTTTACATTCCTGGTAAAAGATGGAGCCACTTGCCGGACTTGTGCTTGGGGCAATTATTATTATAGCAGCAGCCATTGTAAAAGTTTTCACCATGGCTGTTGATTGCTGTGTGAGAACAAGAATCAATATGGAATATGTATCTATCTAAAACGGAATTATTCCGCATATTTTTACTTTCCGGTAAAAGATGGAATACATATACATACTAAAGCTCCAAAAGGGCAAGTGGTATGTTGGAAAAACATCAGATATAATGAAACGTTATCAACAACATATTGATGGCAGGGGGTCTGCATGGACTTCAAAATATCCACCAGTATCGCTGGTAGAATCAAAACCAGTTGGGTCACTGCATGATGAAAATAACTTAACAAAAGACTATATGAAAAAATATGGAGTTGAGAATGTTCGCGGAGGCTCATATACTCAAATCACTCTAGATGATAGCGTGATTTCAGTGCTAAATAATGAGTTCCTCGGGAACACAGACAAGTGTTTCAAGTGTGGCTTAGCAGGCCATTTTGCAAACACATGTCAAAAAAGACAAGAAGAAGTTTGGGGATGTGATTATTGCGACCGCACATTTACTACCCGGTTTGGCTGCTCTGTTCATGAGAAATCATGTAAGAAAACTTCCACAACCGACGTTTGTTATCGTTGTGGCCGTGATGGCCATTACTCGCCCAACTGCTATGCTTCAACACACAAGAAGGGATATCTCCTGGATTAAAACGGAATTATTCCGCATATTTTTATTTTCCGGTAAAAGATGGACGAGTGCGATGAGCTCTTTGCTGAGCTTGAAGCAGCAACAAAGGAGAAAGATGATTACATTAAGAGACTTGAAGCAGACCTAGAAGACAAAAACAGTTACATCAAGCAGTTGGAAAAAAGAGTCAAACTGCTTGAAAAGTGTTTGGAATCTTCGGTATTTATTCGTAAACCGAAAGAACCTGAAAGTCTTAAATTTGATAAAGAAGAGCTTACCAGGAGTCTTGTTATGGATTTCTATAAAGGTAAGTTGTCCTACGATGCGCTACTTAGCCGTGTCAATCCTAAACACTGACAATATACTCCCAACGGAGATAGTCGCAGATTTTTTTCCAGATTTGGTCATGGGAGATTAGTCGGTCTCGGGATTTGAGAAGAGGGAAGTAAACTTTGTACTCATCCAATTCCAGAAGTTCGAAAAACTTATACAGGATGTACGAGTAGGACAAAAAATTCGTCCGGTCGTTGGGACAGTAGAGGAGGAAAGGAGCTTGGATGTCTTGAAACATGGCTCTAATTTTTTCTTCGATTTCTGGCGTGATAGTCGGAGGCGGGTTGCCATTGAGTCGAGAGACGATGTGGGCTGCGTGCTCATAATACTTGCTTCTATTTAGCTTCTTTAAAATCTCTCGTATATCTTTTTCGCAGAGCTCGGCAATATTTTGTATGCGTCGTTTCTTGATTTCGCATACAACTTCATTCATCACTTCATCTGGGATAATCGTACTTTCTTTTGCTTGGAATTGGTTTAGAATTTCATTCAGATGATTAATCTTCTTATAAGCATAATTATTCCTTTCCTTAGGGGGGTCACGAAAAGAAGGAAAATCAGAAACAACCATCATATACTCCTCCGAACCACATAACGGGCATGCAAGAATATTTTCAGCAGCAACTTCTTCTCGGGCAACATTACACCGATTACAATGTTCTGTGTCCGTATTTACATCACTTGATTCAGTTCCAGTACCCAACTTCATTCTGGAAACGTACTCATCAAACATCTGCTTACGAGATGGCCCGGTCTCTATAGGTGCAGTAGGAGCTAAATACTTCATAAATGTATTATTGTCCACATGCTTTACTGTAACAGCGGAACTGGACTCTGATTGACCATAATATTGAAGCATCAAATCCGCATTCTTCAGAAAGTAAGCATCTAATTGATTTTGGTCCTTTAGGTCTGATTGTAGAGTTCTCAGCTTATCGTGCTTCTGAGCAAGCTTAAAGATTTCTTGTTGATTTGTACCAGACTCTAATTCATTTATTTCAATCTCTAGCTGCTTGATTTGGTCAGCTAGAGAATCTTGGTTTGCGTGAGAATCCCGCAAAGAAGTCACAACTGATTGATGAACAGAATCCAATGTTCCACCAAGCGTTTCTTGCTTAGCATCCCGACCTTTCTTTATTCTAAACATGCTATCGCTCATTTATTTCTTTCCCGTGACTGCTATGAAAATAGCTAAAAAACCAATTGCTACTAAAATAGGATAAACGCCATTTGACATATCAGTAAACTCTTCTTTGGTTTGGATACACTTGGAAATATCTGTTTGCTTACAGAGGTCCGGGTTAAAGTCTGCTGTCAGGTCTTTATTCAGAAATCTAGATTGGGGACCACCGCTTGTATCACATGTATAGCATTCACATGCAGGAGTTGAGTCAGCAGACAATGAGCTAAACAAATGAACAGGATTCAGGCCACCTTCTGCATCTTCCATCATTCCCGGAATTAGACCATCAAAATTAGATGCAATTCCACCTAAAGAACTTTTCATTGACTGAGGAAGAACATCTGCTCCACTGGCCACATTGTTGATGTAATTATATCGAGGTTGAACAGACTTATCAGATGCCTGGCAAGACCCGCCAGTATTTACAAAATAACGGTTACCCAAAGCAGGACCAGAAATCATGTACTTGATGTAACTTCCAATAGCACCAGTGTTTGTGGAAATCTGGCCAATCGTTCCTCTAGAACCAACACCTAATTCAGATGGAGGTTTAATGTGTTCCATGTAACTGTAACTTGGTCCCATAACAGACTTGGTAGCTTGACCGGGGGCAACAGCAACTTTGTCCCAAATTGGATTAGACATCTTTACTTAGAGCATTGAAAACCTGCTGACGAAAAGAAGTGTTTGTCATCATACATGGCCGCTGCCTCAATACAGATAGTTCAGTTGATGCAAACGGAAACTTAAATACATCACATACGTACATCAAAGCAAGGAAGGCGCTTCGATTAATGCCACACTGACAATGAACAAAAACTTTACGAGAGTCAGTCTGTTGTAAGCAGTATTTTAGCGTTGCTTTGAACTCAGGATACCATTTCATAATATTAGCATGTAAGGAATCTACTGCATTGATACAGAAGTACTTGTCCGGGAATTGCTCCTTAAACCATGACGGAGAATCCGATTCTTCTGCACAATTGATTACATGTGTAATTTCATACTTTTTAACAAATGCCGGAGTAAGCATCTCACCAGCTCCAACCAAGATATATGGATGAAACAGAGCTGGGGGGTCGACGGTATAACCTCTGGAACTATAGCGAAGTGAACGTCTTATTGATGGGTCCATTATACTAATGTATTGAATAATGTGTTAATGACATATGCGAGTACAACTGATGCTCCTCCAAGAACAGCAGCTCCAGTATAAGAAACTATACCGCCGTCCTTATATGCGTGGGGAACATACCGCAAGGCCAACTCACGAGAAAATGCAAGAGACATGATTCCGGCGGCAAGAAAAAACGCAAGGTAACCTAGAAATCCCCGGACAGACCCACGAAGAACTGAAAACTGACGAGAATAATCTACTGGGTTTGACTTCGGGGGCGAGGTATTCAGTGGAGTACTAAAGGGGTCGCCTCCACCTGTAACCATTGGTTGAAACGCAGGTGATTGTACAGGCTGTCCACCCAAAAGTTCAGAGAGGTCTGTTGCTCCAAGTCCACTTTCCATGTTTATTTAGAGGAAGTGATTTCACACGAAGCATCCTCCACGCGATATTTATAACATTTTCCATCTGCCTTAATCTCTCTATTTTCGAACTCAACCGGTGACAGAGCAAGAACTTTCTGACTTGAAATAGGGCGATGAAGCAACATGACTACTATGCCAAACCCAATAATAAATGCAAAAAATCCCATTGTTTCCTTTCGTCTTAAGAGCTTATCTATCATTTACAAGTACATTGAGAGAAACGGCTGACCCTGAACAGGCAACCGGCTCTGCTTTAATCCTGACACAACCTGTCTTGGTATAGAATGTTTCAGAATCGCCTGGTGTCGGAACAGCATGTATCATTCTCTTAGGAGGCTTAAAAATTGATACAATAAAGAACCCGGTCAATACGCCTGCAAATAAGCAAGGAATTACGTCCATTATATTATGCTTAAGGGAATCCTCCATCTAATACTGGACCGTACTCATTTACAAGTCCTCCATCTATGATTCGGGCTCCAGAGTTTCTGGCAGTTCCACCATCGTATATTAATGCACGAACAGGAATGTCAGGTACTATCGAAGGAACATACTTCTTAGCTGGGCCAATATAGTCACAACTACAAGGCTCTACATAATCAATCTGGTCATAGTTTACCGGACCACATCCTGCTGCTCCTCGATACAATGTTGTTGTAAATAACCTATGATTGGTATCCTGAACTTTATATGTTCTACCGAGAGCTTCTGCTTTTAATTTAGAAATGTAGGCAGTAGCTGTCCTCATTTCTTAAGTTTACGTGTTTGTTTAACTACAGGAGTTGGTTCTTGCTTCAATTCATCAAAACGTTGCCGCGCTTCCTCGATTGACAATCCCCGATATACCACCTCTAATTTCAGTTTGAGGAATTTGGCCATAGTCGGTTCCAGGGACATTGCGGACTGCATTTAACCATGGCTGGGGTTTAAATTCTATATTTTCTTTTTCCTTCTCCAACCCGCGATTGTAGTACAAAAAATAGACAAAGCCGCCAACCACACTAACTAGAACTACAATGTTAAAAATAAAAGAATACCAAGAGTCTCTAATCTGTCCAGACTTGATTAAGTTTCCTTCAACGCGTGAGTAAGTATCTTCTACTAAATGAAACATCTCTTGTTATATACAACAAGTTAACATGGCAACATTAACAACGGCACTTGCCATTACAGCCGGCAGTGTTGCCTTAATTGGAAGCCTGTACGGAGCCAAAGCAATAGAGAAAGCCCCACCAGAAGTTCCTGAACCGCCCCCAGTAGTAGCCCAAGAGCCTGCTCCAGCTCCAGCTCCTATTGCAGAACCCGAAGGAGCAGTTCTCCCTGTAGAAGAGGGTGCTGAAATGGCAGGTGGTGCAATTGGTCGCCCAAAGTGGGGAGTAATTTCCAGTAATGTTCCAACCGGTGAACTGCCTCCGGGAATAGCAACAGCAATCGCTTCTGTAACAGGAACTCTCAATCCATCCGGATTACGTGACCAAATTATAGTAGTAACACAACAGCTGGATGCTGCCCGGTTTGCGGTCTACCAAGCAGATGACAAGATTACAAAGGTCAATGCTCTATACGTGAATGAACGTAAGAAATATATTGAGAAGTATGCTCTTTCTAAAAACGCTGAAACCATTGCCAATATCTACAACAAGAAGCTCAGCAGCCAAGGTCAGCAAAAAGGTAGGAATGACCCGGAAGTTAAAGCTAAACAAGCAGAAATTGACAAAGCATCCGGTGATGAAAAGAAGAGACTAGAGAGGGAGAAGCAAGAAATGATGCAAGCTAAACCAGTAGATGATACAGTTCTTGATGGATGGACTAAAAAGTATTCAGATGCTCTTGGTGAAAAGATTGCTGCCGATGATGACCGTGCTGATGCAGAACGCGACAAGAATAAATACCAGACCCAACTAACAGAGCTCCGAGCAAAGAAGGACGAACAAGAGAAGTTGGTTAAGGAGTTAAATGCTAAACTTAAAACACTATTGGGCTTGCTTCAAAAACAGTCTGGAGTAAACAAGCCTGTACAAAAGGCAGCAGATTGGGATGCCAGGTCAAAACGTTACGCACTAGCAGCAAAGAGATTCAATGAAGCAGAATCTAACTTTCGAATCTTTATCTCTGAGACTTGGCTTCCACTTGCTGGGGACAAGACTATTCAAGCAACATATTCCGACCAGCTCAGAGCTCTCAAGACGCTGTATGAGAATGCCAAAGGTGAAATGGACTTGGCTAGAATGGCATTGACTACCACACCCGGGACAAAAGTAACAACTGCTGCAAATGAGTTTAGTGCATTCGTAGGAGAAGTTGAAGAGATTACTAGAAACGCCGTTAACAGAGATGGAAGTATTAAGCCGGAATATGCCCATACAGATGGAAGTAGACGTGGTGGATATCCGGATGCTGTGAGAGTCCTAAAAGAATATGCAAAAAAGGAAAAACTTCGGATTGTAGCAGATACATACTACGAAATTGCAAATCAAGACCCACAAAGTTTAATCAGAAATTTACAGAAGTATTCTGAATACTTTAGTAAGATTCTTGGTACCAACCAGTCCGGATTGGTCACTATTGCATCAGAACGTGTACAGGTTGGAATGAAATTTGAAATTACACAGTTGGTATTGAGAGAGTTTGTAACAAGCCTTTTACAGCGCGCAGCAAATGCAGAACGTCTACTTCCTGAGAACGTACTTGCTGGTGCCACAAACCAAGAGAGAGCAAATGCCAGAATTTATGCTGCTCTTCGCAAAGAGACAAACTCATTCGTTGACAAGCAAATTTATACCATCAAGAAGATGTTCAAAGCAATTAAGAAGGCAAAAGACTCTGTAAAGCCGGGTGAGCTTGCTTCTAAGAACTTACTTCAATTACAACGACAGGTTCAGATACTATTTCCCATACAAGCAGGTGTTCCTCCACCCGGAACATGTCAACTTCTTTTTAAGCCAGAAATCTGGAAATACTTCCAAACTGGAATGTATGATAATAAAGATATCCTAAAAGAAGTGCTTGAGACTCCTTCCGACAAGCAGAAGTTCTTGGATGAGATTGGCTTCATTCGGGTTGGAAACTTTCTCGAGGCTCAGGCATATTCTAAGACACCAGGCGCAGACCAGGCTAGTTCACTTGTATTGATACAGAAGGCTGCATTCAAAGAATATGTTGATAAGGTTGACCGCTTAGCCTATAATGACCCGGATGGAACGATGGTTCAGTATCAAACTGGAAGAGCTGACGATTTATGGACAGCGCTTACAACCATTCCAAATGCCGATATACTACAAAATAGTTCACTATTAGATATTTTTCGGCCATTATTCCGTAATATTGGAGGCGCACAAATGTCTCATAAAGATTTTGCAGCAGACTTACACCGTATTTCTGACGGAGAATTAAAGTTTGTACCCGGAGTGTATTTGGAGGCATCTCCTGTAGCTCGTCCAGGAACTCAACCAATACGATATGTTAAGAGAATCCTACCGATATCTGATTTCAAAGATGCATGTGAACTAGATGGAAACGTTGGCCATGGACAAGCAGAATCAGACCGTATTCTTGCTATACTCACCCAGCTTGAAACCATTGAACCGGTATCAGCTGCACCAACTGACCCTCTGCTAAAGGCGATTGAAAAGATGGAGAAGAAGAAGTCAATTGACCTAAGCAGACGAGACCAGGCACAAGGAATCAGTACACTTGGAATTCGTGGATTTCCAAATGGTGTTGGAAACTGGACAATCATGAAAGTTGTTGATACAAAGGGCAAGGAAGACCTGAACTTTATACAGACATTTCTTACCTTCAGAAGTTCTAAGTTCCGGTCAATTCAGTATGGCGATACGACTGAGTACAATGGCAAGACTTGGAATTCTAGAGAGCTTTACGCAAAGTTATTCATTGACCACCTCATGCAGATGCCATCATTTGAGTCTCGTGACAGAAAGTCATTCCCGACGGATAGTGATTGGCTCAAGCTTTCTACTGATTACCATGTGAACTTTATCCTGTTTAAGGAAGGAGAAACACGGGGAACAGTAGACATTTCAGCTGCTTCTCGAGTTGGTGCCCCAGTATATAACGTTTTCAAGTCAATCAATGGGCGGTACTACCCAATTCTCATGCAGGCAGATGCTCCTGCAATCCCAGCTGCTCCCAGAGGTGCAAATCCTGCTTTAGTTGGAATGATAAATCGTGGAATCTTTGGAGGAGCAGTCGACGGTATCGTATTTCCGGTTCCAGATGAACCTGCTCCAGTTGAGAGTACTGCTGCGTTTGTTGGCAGAAAGTTAGCTGCTGCTCCTGATGCGATTGCGAGAGGTACCTATAAGTTATTTGTACGGCCGTTTTACTCAAGCGATATATCTTGTATCGCAAACAGAGGAAAGCGCTCATTCTATGACAATGTGAAAGAAGGTATCCGGCAAGAGGAGTGTGTAATCAAATTAGGAAACCTCTTACTAAAACTTTGTAATGACGTAGATAGAACACAAAGCAATAATATTGGTCGGGGCGGATTTAAGGATGCATTCTGCGCTATTGTAGAAAAAGACTTTAAGGGACTAAAGAAGGGAACAAAGGTTGTTTTACTATACTATAGAAAGAGTGGAGATGAACCAGATTATAAAAATTTTGATGGTACCATTGCATTCACACAACACCCTCATGCTACAAAAGAAGATTTTATAAAAGAAATAGAACCATCTCTAAAGAGACAAGAACAAGCCGCTGAACTGAATATTGCTCACCAGCTTTATTCGTATGGGTTTGTTCCCGGAGTTGGTGGTTTTGCAGTTGTTGAGTTTGTCTCTGGTCAATCTCTTGCTGATATACTCAAATCAAAAAGCCTCACTGAAGAACATCTGCTAGACTTATTAAAGTCATTTGTAACCTTAGGTAATAACAGCATCACACAGCTTGACATGAATACGCAAAACTTTATATTGAGAGATGAGAAGTTTATTTTTATTGATGACCTATCTCCAGTTTATAAAGTGGGACGTAAGCCGGAAAGTGTTCAAGACCATTTCCTTAAATCAGTACAGACACTAATGATGATTGTAAAAAGAGGAAATACGCCACTGGAGACGGACTTTTTTTCATTTGTTAATACGATTTTGAACTATAATATTGTTGGAGCCGGCTCGTTTAAAGCAGAATATCATGGTGATAAAACTGCCACAAAGACTGAATTTCATGAAAAGATTATTGATATCTTTGCTAATGGAATTACAGATGCTAAAAAGATTGAAACAGAGCCAGTAAGACGTGTAGAGCCGCCACGGCAAGTACCAGTTGACGAACGTGGGCTTCCTTTACCAGGTATACCCAGACCTCCACCAATTCCAGCTGGTGACCCTGGTAACCCTCCACCGCCGCCGCCACCGTGGCTTCCGCTGCCAGGACAAGTTGCCGAACGTGGGCTTCCTTTACCACCACCACTAGACCCAACTACTGTTATACCGCCACCACCACCACCACCTCCTGGACTGCCCCCTCATGCAAAAGGCGGAAGAAGGCGTACAACCACTGCTTGGAGACGTTCAAAGCCAGTACGCTACACAAGACGAAAATTCTGATTACCAAATAGATAATAGGATGAAAACCCGGAAAAACCGTCATACCCGGAATCGTACTTCGAGACGACGTATGAAGGGCGGAGGCCACGAAGAAGATGTTGCACTCATTAGAAAGTTCTTACTCCCAATTCCTGCTAATTTGATAGAAGGAAATCAGGACCAGAAATACCAATATAAGCCACTAAGTGATTTTTTAGATGGGATTGTCCCAAGAGAGCCGGACATACGACAATTTGTACGAATGTTAAAAGAGTATCCAATTCCTCCTGCATTAGCTCAAAAACTTCAAGCTACATTAACCGAAATTAATACCGCAAAAATAAGACGAAGTGGTACACTTGGGCAACCATTCTTGCTATCACTTGCTCAGAGGTTTCAGTCAGAATTAGCTGAAATACTACCAGTTGTTATAGCCAACCCACCAGCCAGAAGAGCAAATGTAGATTGGTTTCCATCTTTGCAGAAGTTACACCGGATTTCAAAAGATTATGCATTTTTTAAGGCTCCTACTCTAGGTGGCCCAATTAACGCACAGTTTACCACAGCTGTCAGGGAATCAGAGAAAGATGATAAAGAGAGGCGTAAAGGTGATGCCGAAGCAAAATTACTCAGAAGTATTTCAAGTTTTAGTGAAGGTGTTTTGAGTACATGGTTTGACAAAGTGAGAGGACTTGTTGATGTTCCAAGTCCATTCAGAGAACAAGCAATTGCAGATATTTGGGCCCTAGTTCCTCGCGATATGCCTTCTAAGTTAACAGCAGAGCTACATAGTATTTTTGATACACATACTGCATTCTTATCTGCAAAAGAGTTGTATGTTCCGCTTGCTCCTCCATTGGTAGCCCCAGAAGCAAAGCCTTCTCTTCCTGGACGTAAGGTTCTTCCCAAACCGGATGAGGCTCCTGCTGCTGTATTAGCTCCACCATTACCTCCGTCGTCTCCCGGAAGTCCAGCTCCCGGCGGAGAACAGCGAGCTGAACCAAAAGAACTTGAGGAAGTTTCACCACCTGGTCCAGCACCAGGTTTGGGTAATCCACAGTTAGTAGCACTAGCTGCTGCTCCTGCTGCTAGACGACCTTATCCTCGAGCACAGCCAACAGGAATAACATCAGCTCCTGTTGCTGCAGCTCCTCCTTTACTTACTGATTCAGCTGCAGCTCCTCCTCAGCCTCAATTACCTGAAACTAGACCATCACGTGTTCCTCGTTTTTCTCCAAATGCTGCTGAATCGGGTCCGGGTCCTTTATTACCTAAAAAGCCCCAGCCTCTGGGTGAATTTCCTGCAGTACCTCCGCTAGAACGTCCACCTCCTAAGGAGGATCGCCCTTTTGATACATACCCAACTCTACCAAAAGTCCCACTCCCTCCTCCTGGAGAAATTGCATTAGAGAAAAGGCCAGATACACAAGCTCCGACTGCTGCACCATTTACTCAACAAACTCCAATCTTTGGACTTAATGCGAAGGATACGCAGTTAAGTAGAAAAACATCATGTAAACTGCTCTATCCAAGATTATATGAAATCTTAAAGACTGGGCAGTACAATGGAAAGAGCGTCTCTACACTTCTCAACGAGCCGGGTCCTGAACTACAGGCATTCTTTGCTGAGATTCAGTTTGATGTTGCTGCTAAGACACTGATGGGTCTCCCTATTCCTGAAATTTATAAGGCATGTCATCCGGACAAAAGAATTGCCGACCCAAATCTAACAACCATATTCCAGACTCTTCAGGCATTAAACAACTACACAGGAGCAGTAGAGCCAGTTCTAAATCTTCCGTCTAGTCTCAGAATAGAAAGTGAGAGTGTGAACCCTGTTCAGGCACCTGGTTTAAAACCTGAAAGATCGTATAAGAAAACACCAGCTGTAGCTCCTCCAACTGGAGACCTTTCGAAAGTTTTTAAGAAAGGAGATAGTTTGCGTCCAACTGAAATTTTAACTGACCCATCTACTGGTGAGTCTGTAATTCTTACAGTTGTTGGAGACTATAATGCAGATACTCGATCAATAGAAGTTGCATATGGTAGCCAAACTGTGTCAGTTCCAGTACAAGAACTAAGTCAGCAATTCAAAGTTATTCGCCAACCAGTTAAAAAAAGACTGTTTAAGAAAGGTGACCGAGTTTTAATCAAAAATCCTAGGAATATTGAAAGATTTCCACTGGCAATCAGAGCTGAAGTACAACAAACAACTTGTAATGACCCATTCTATGCAACTGTTGAACTTGACCAAGGAGCAACTACAAATTATGTTAAAATTGTCTGTGATAAAGGCGGAAGTTATCTTGCTGAAGATGAAGAACTTATTTATATCCCTCCAGGACCTGCTCGGCTTACAAGGACGCCAGGCAAAGCTCCTCTTCAACCAACTCCGGTTGCAGCTCTTGCAGACAATGCTACTCCTCTGCGAAGGGGTGACCAACCAACTGGGGCTCCTCCTTCTGCATTGGGAGCTCCAGCAACTATAACAGATTGTGACCGAAAGTTGATTGGTATGACCGACCAGGCTAAAACATGTGAAGAAAACTTAAAGAAGGTTAAAGCAGAATTAGAGGCTGCTCTTGCTGATCATGATGCTGAAACTGCCAAACTACGAGGAGATTTAGAGACATCACAGGAAGCTCTTCGCAGATTAGATGGATTAAAAGCCGGGTTAGAGTCTGACCTGGTTAAAACTAACAGAGCACTTGACCTCATCAGAGATATGCTTGGAGAAAAGACTAGAAAGTTAGGAACCCTGAACACCCGGTATGACACACTGGACGAACAAAAAATAAAACTAGAAGGTCAGCTTGCAAGTGAAAGGGGTAGGAGTGCAGGGCTATCGGGTGATCTTGTGGCTGAAAGAGGAACAAATGCGGAACTACAAGCAGCAGCACGAGCAGCAGCAGAAGCAAGAGCAACAGCAGCAGAAGCAGCACGAGCAGAAGCAGAAGCACGAGCAGCAGCAGACGAAAGGGCACGAGCAGAAGCAGAAGCAGCAGCACGAGCAGCAGCAGCAGCAGAAGCAGCACGAGCAGCAGCACGAGCAGCAGCAGCAGCAGCAGCAGGGTATCGAGCAGCAGAATTAGCAGAAGAAGCAGCACGAGCAGCAGCACGAGCAAAAGCAGCAGACGAAAGGGTACGAGCAGCAGCAGAAGCAGCAGCAGCAGCAGCAGAAGCACGAGCAGCAGCAGAAGCAAGAGCAACAGCAGCAGAAGCAGCAGCACGAGCAGCAGAAGCAGCACGAGCAGAAGCAGAAGCACGAGCAGAAGCAGAAGCAGAAGCAGCAGGACACGAAAGGGCACGAGCAGCAGCAGAAGCAGAAGCACGAGGAGCAGCAGCAGCAGCAGCAGCACGAGCACAGGGTGAGCTTGCAGGGCTATCAGGACAGCTTGCAGCTGTTACCGGGGAGCATGTTGACTTGACCCAGGCGCGCATATTGCTGAGTGCAGAGATTGTCCGGCAACGTGAAGAGCTAGAAGGTTTAAAAAGAAAGGCAGCAGATTTGGAGGCGCAATTTGCATCTACTAATGCGCTAATTGTACAGAAAGGTGATGAGATTCGCAGAGACCTCCGGGCCGGTGTTGCTCATATCGATGGTGGATTGCAAACCATCCGTAAGGGTGTTGATGATGTGGCTGGATTAGTCAGTGACGCAAAAGAAAATATAGTTGAAAGTAGAGCAGACTTTGTCCGAAAGATGAACGCATTACAGAGAGAACTAGAAGCAGCAAATCTACAGGGAAGATGGCAAGTATTGGCTGAAATTGGTGCTTTGCGTGCCGAGAATCATCAGGCTCTGGGAGCTCTGAATGCTAGTCTGGCCGCTGCCATGGCTGAAACTGCCAAATTAAATGAACGGCTCAGGGCAGAAACAGCAGCCAAGGCACAAGCAGAAGGAGCTTTAGCGGCGGCACTGGCAGCGGCGGAAGCGGCGGCTGCAGCACAAGCCCGGGAGTTGGCTGCTGCCAGACAAGCATCAGATGACGCATTTGCTGAATTAAGAGAAGCATCTAAAAGAGGTAATAAAGCAGAGATTGATGCAATATTGGCGGCTGGCCGTGAGAATATGGAAAAGCTGCGTAGAACACTACTTGAACATCAGGCTATTGCTGTGGCCAGAGCTGATGAAGCAGCTAGAAGAGGTTTAGGAGCACAGCTTGCTGCCTTACAAGCACAGATAGCTGCTCTTCCGGCACCGTATGTTCCTCCTCCACCTCTTCCTCCTCAGCCCTTTCCGATAATAACAGGTCGTACTCCACTTGGAGAAGTAGCGGTTGGCAGTAATATCAACATTCAATGGGACCTAAATGGAACAGTTGGGCCTTGGATTTTGAAGATATTTTATGATGATGCAAACCCGGATTTCAAAGACATACAAACAGAGGGAGATATTGTGTATACAGTCAAGGAACCAGGAGCGCTGACTGGGCAGATTTTCAGTATAGTATAAATCATAAATGTCAGGAGTAACAGGAGGACCACAAGTACCACTAGGAAATGCTGTAGCAGCAGCACCAGCAGGAGGACCACCAGCACCAGCAGGACCACCATCACCAACAGCAGCAGCAGCAGCAGCAGCAGCAGCAGCAGCAGCAGCACGAGCAGCAGCACGAGCAGCAGCACCAGCAGCACCAGCAGGAGGACCACCAGCAGGACCCCGTGATTTTAATATGGTTGCTGTATTAGCTCATATTGGCACGGCTGTTCCAGGGTATGAACTGCCTTGGGAAAATTATAACACTCTTCTACGTGAGAACTTGACTGCCGAGTATCCGGCACCAGCAGCAAGAGTACCAGCACCACCACCACCAGCAGCTGCGCCAGCACCGGGACCTGCTGGAAATAGTGCTGAATATGTACGAACATTGTATCACAATGCAAGAAGACATAGGCCAAATCCAGCAAACATATGGACGAACACAAGAATTACAACTTTATTTGAGAATGCAAGAACATTTGTTGAAACTCCTCCCCCAGGTCCTGCATTAGTATACAATGCAGCTGCTCCTGCACCGTATAAAGCAGCAATTCAAGCTTATGTAAATGATGCTGGAAATCAGACAAATGTTGGAATTCCGGATGTTAATGTTGCGATTCCTCTTAACATTGGTCCTTAGTCCGTTCAAGACCTATTTTTTCTAGAAGACACACAACATATTGATTAGAATTATCATAGCAAAAGGTTACTCCTTCTTTCCGGGTTGCCATAACCAGTCTTAAAAAATCATATTGTTCCTGACGTGTTAGTTTGCTAACGCACACGTGAAGAGTGTTTGATTTGTACATTAGTTGTTCACGGATCAGATCCATTTATTAGAATGAGTTCAGTGGCTGTGTATACGGGTTATTCCGATGGGCATCTACTATGGAAGGATGGTTGCGCTCAACATGTACATCCTGCTGTAGAGGCTCATTGTACTTGAAGGACCCAAGCTGCTGAGTACCGGGCGTGGTGTAAGATTGAGGAACCATAAATCTGAAAGCATCGGACAGAACAGACTCATCTTTCTTGGTTTGGATAGAGTACTGGTCACCACCAATGATTGTACCAGTTCCCTGGGCACCAGCAGGACCAGGGCGTCCCTCTGCTGTGAGTTTCATAAACTCTTGGAAGGGTTCTGTAAATGCACGAATATACGATGCCCAGTGACCTTCTTGGCCACCACCGGACCCAAAATACTCGCGCTGAGTTGTCTCACGTGCCTGAGGTTTCATGGGCTGCTCAGTGTAGATTCTAGGAGCAGTTTGAGCACCAACGGTTGTGTTTGCGCGGTCCATACCAAGAATAGCAAACTTATCAGGCTTATTCTTATTCACTGGTGCTTGGATACCGGGCAAAGTTATGGTATGTTTACCAGGTGTAGGGTCAGTTGAGTAAGACAACTTAGGCTTGGAAGCAACGCGTAGCTCATCAGTTGTTGGAGGAAGAGCCCATTCACGCATCTGGTCTTGCTGGAAACCACCTTGACCTAAATTAGTATAGCCTGCATTTGAGCCAGGACCAACCTGAACTTGTTCAACTGGGAATACATTCTTGGCTTGCATTCCAGTCACCATACGAGACTGTTCGAAATCAGTCTCTACTTGCTGACCAAAAGGATTACCAGTACCAGTCTTAATGTCGAACATTGAGAACGTCTCACGTTTCTGGAAATATTCCTTGCCTGCACCGGTATGGTTATCAAGAATATGGTTTGTACCACCTGAATACATTGCCTGAGTTACTCTTGGTCCAAAAAATGGCACTTGATTATTATGACCCTTTACGTCTTGTGAATGAATAACCTCATCTGTGTGCTCTTCGGTAGGACGAGGTTGAACATGAAAACCTTCTGTGTGAACATCATTGCTAGCAAGTGCGAAACCGACTGCTCCTAATGCTAGAATTAAAGCAACTTCTGCCATCTTTGTATTTCACGGGATACTTTACTTGCGTCTTCCCGACTCAGCTGGCTTAGGAAAAATAGCATGATTTTGTGGCTTGTGTTGAAGCCATGTATATATGCGATGGTCTTGTGTTTGATTGCTTGAATGAGGGGCGACCGGATTAGCCTTCGGTTCCTGAGGAACAAATACAGAACGTCTTATAGGTGTATCTAGTGCATAGTTCATTTAACAGTCTATTCCAAAATTTTTACAGATATCCTTTCCATATTCTTTCATTCTCTCATATGTTGATTTTTCATCCATTGGCGTATCTGCCGGCTTCTTAGCATCAGATGGAGAAGGTCCGAGTGGCTGAGGGACTACATTCGGTTGAACTGGTTCGGGCTTAGAAGCTGGTGCTGCTGAAGGCGTAGGAGTATTACCATATCCAGACTTGGACCACTGGTCGCGGTTGTAAGGCGAGAGCTTCATGCGTGTGAGCATTGCCTTGAACTTGTTAACCATGGCATTAAAAGCAGATTCGTCAGTTCCGGGAAGAGGCTGAGGAAGTCTGGTACCCATATTGGGCGGCTTTTTTCCGTAGCAGTTGACACCAAACTTGAGTCTAGGGTCAAAGTAGCCGCCATTCACACCGGGATGACCACATGCTGTTCTCTTTGATTCCTTGGGGTCACGTTGAAGAGCTTCCCATGTTGCTTCTTGTGTTGGATAAAGAGCCATTCCTGCTACAGACCAACCATATCCACACCACTCAGCTCCCTGAGAATGTGCTTCAACAATTTGGTCATAGGAAGCAAGTTCGGCTCCATATGCTGCACACACAGCAGGGGCATCTTCAGACGTATACATATTATCAGAAATATGAAAAACCTCTTTGATTGCCATTGTTTGAGTTGGCTTTTCTGTGTGTGGTCCCGGAATTGGGTCCACATCAATATTTACACCCCCATCTGTTTGTCGAATTTTTACTGTCTGGAAGGAGAACATAATATATGCTACAACTCCTGCTAAAGCAAGAACTACAAGAACTGCAGCCCATGACCCGGAAATTAACCCGACAACGGCTGACATTGTAATCAGACCAACTACAGATATGGCTAGGATTACAGGATAAGATAGTGGCTCTGCCATTTACTCTTCAAGCCGATAATAAATGAGAACCTTTGTCATCTGACTCATCGGGAATTCGTTGGCTGAGTGCTGTCTGATACGTGTATCATCGAGCGTAAACCAAGGCTTTCCGGGTGGCATTTCACGAGCATAGGTAAACCAATGCCCTCCAGTATGTGAAATTACAGCCAGTAGGTAGTATTTCTTAGAGTTTATTACAAGCACGCTTGAGTATTGAAGCGAAGAGTTCTGTGATGTAACGCGAAATATCATAGCTTTTGGGAAAGAGCCAATCAGCACTTGCTTTGTTGCTTTTCCGCGTTCATTGCATTTATCACACCTCCAATCTTCTAGCTTTTCAGGCTGTATAGACTTAATAATGGCATCTGTGATTGGAGTATTATGTTGGTCCGGATGAAGTTCATATTCGGTGGCGCTATCTTCTCTGAGTTGGGAGAATCCACACGGGCACTTGATTTGCTCGGCTGTCTTAAACCGGCAGAGTTCATCTAGGAATGGGAGCTTATCGCATAAGCTAACAAATAGTTCATTGCTATCACCAATACCCTGACCAGCAGGCATAGTGGCGGTTCTTGCAGCAAGGAAGAAATCCTTTAGTCCGTCATGGCCTCGAGAGTTCCAGATTTTATTCAGACTTACGTCTATGCTGTTATTTTTATCATGCGTCTCGCGCGTATACCTGTCGATAACTTCAGGGAGTCGATAGAACCCTTGAAGACATGCATTTACCCAACAGCTTCCCCCAAAATTGTTAAGTCCAAACATATTGTTTTTCCACCTCATTTATTGTTGTGGATATTTTACGTTTTCAGCATTTTGGAAAAATCATTGAGATATGGAGATGGCTGTAAAGGACCAGCCGGAAACTCTGCCGCGGGTACATAATCATAAGGAGGAGGGTTAGAAGAATCCCCGCCACCCTTATCTGCATGGCCAGGAGCCTCTAGCATTTCAGGTCCATATATATCGGGATATACTCCAGACTTATTCTTACCATTTCCAGAATCAGAAGGGCGAGGTTGGTTAGGGTCTAGCTTTGGAGCTCTTGGACCCCAAATTTCTTGACCGGAATGGTTAGTCTCCTGAGCAGGTTTAGGAGTTGGTGCAGGTGCAGGTGTAGGCTTTGGAGTGACCTTTAGAACTTTAGCCGGAGGAGACTTTGTTGGCGGAGCGCTTTTCATTGGTTTCTGAACATCTGGGTCCATTGTTCTTTTATTTGCTCGTTCTGCTTTTGGCTCTTCTTCAGGTTGTAGATAAGGTGTCTTATCAATTGCCTCTTCTACTTCTTTTTTATTTGATGGTCCTATGGGGCCTGCAGGGACATCATTCTTAGGTGTAGGAACTCCGGGAAGTATAGTTTTAGACCCTGCTGGTTTTACTGTTTCACCGGGCAGAATAGAAGCTAATTGTTTATCAGTCTTTACTTCTGTTTCTGTGAACATCTCCCAAACAGTTGGTTGACCGGTATGAAATTCATGTTTAGAAGCAACATCTGCATTTGTCATTTCTTCTTGCGTATTCCATGGGCGTGAATAAGAGACATAGCATTCATATACGTGAGGCAAAGCAAGATAAAGTAGAGCTAAAAATGCTAAGATATACGGGATAGCTTGATTCATTTCTTCTTATTAATCAAATGGCAAAGAAAACCCGTAAGTCCACTCGTAAGTCACGTCGTCGTACTCGTCGTCGTATTCCTCGCAGTCGACGGGGAGGCGGTGATAGCTATCCACTAATTCCAAACAATACGGCAATCGAAGTTTCAACTGCTGGAGATAATTCTGATAACTTGATGGGTATGAAGGTAAAGTAAAAATTGCCTTTCGGCGTATGTTGCGACGGTACACTAGCACTAGAGCGCGTCGGGGTCGACGTACTCTCCTCCTCCGCCTCCGCCGCCAGCGGCAGCGTTATCGGTATGCGGCGCAAACACGTAACCACCATCGTCGCTATCGCTTGTGGGCACCTTGAAGTTCAGCGCCGCGAATTGCGACACGTCGTCCGGGTCCAGCACGGCGAGGATTTCTCCTGTCTTACGGCTTGCATGCTGCTCTGGAAGGGAGACGATGACCGTCGGCCATGTCTCGGAGTCTTCCTGAGCCTGCTTGCACTGCTTGCAGAGTTGCGCTACTTGGTGTGACACGCCTTTGTCCAGGCCGCGCACTTGTGTCAACTGCCCGCTTGGCAGTTTGACAGTGTACCACTCTGTAGAGGGCCATGCAATGATTCGCACGACCGCTAGGAGCGGGTCGGGGATGAAGGGGTTGGCACTGCGCCACTCCGGGGGCTTTGCGTCCCACTCCTTCTTTGCGGCCTCAGCCACTTTAAGCAACTCCCCGATTGCTTCTTTGTTCTTATCAACTGCGCGGCCACGCTGGCCCGCTTTGATATTTCCCTTGTTTCGGGGCATCTCTTCTTGTGTTTTGCAAAGAGCAGAAACACAGGAGACACAATAATAATAATTATTTTATAAAAAATGAATCCGTTTTCATATAAGAAACTTATACCTAAAAATGATTGACGTTCTTAGTTATACAAAAGCAAACCCACGTGAGTATACATATCTTGGAATTGGTACCAAGAACCGGACCAATGACCTTGCCAAATTTACACCAGAGTTAGACCAGATTCTTCCTTGCTTCCTCAATGACGTAAAGAAGACTATTCGTGTCATTCACTTTGACCCGGAATTCTCTAATGACTATAACTTTCTTGAGATGTATTTCAAAGCAAAAGGGTTTATGAATGACGGAAATGTTTGGATTAGTTCTGACTTCCGTATTGAAGTAATAATCTGTCCTCGTTTGTTTGATTTTGAGAACGAGTTTGCAAAGGCTTTAATTAAGCAAACAATTGAGCAAGATGCACAGCTAGTTGTTCAGTTGTATAACGGTAGAGAGCTTTCGGATATCTTTAGGAAACTATATGGTCAGTTTGACGGCCGAGATAAAGAATATATCCAACAGAATGTGCTCTTTGACATTACGTATGGAGTAGACTGTCATTGTATGCCCAATATGACTGAGTATGCTCCAATCCTTGATAAGAATGGTAAGTTCTACAACTATCTTCTATTTAATGAAGTTGAAATACTTCAATCAATTGGGCTTCATCCCAAAATGAACAAGCTCATTGAGATTCATGTTATGAAGAAGCTGTCTACAATTTTAAACGAGGACCACGTAAATTATCGACGTGCTACTCGTGGTGAAGAACTTATGTTTCTGAATAAGCCATACGGCACAAATCCGGAAGATATCATGAACAGTTTGTTGACAAGTGTTCGTGAAATCTTAGACATTCTGAATAAGCTTGGTTCACTCACTGAAGAGAAGAAAGCATTGTTTGAAACATACTCTCGGAATTACCGGGAAATGGACATGTACAAGTGGTATGTCGATATGACTAAGTTGTACAAGTGATTACTTAGCAGGAGCATTCTCTGCTTTATAGATAGTCTTAGCAGCAGCTTCAGATGCTGCAACACCCATCCATGAACTGTTCATAGCATCATAATTTTTTAGTGTTGACTTTGGCTTCCACTCGACAAACCCGGTAGGCGGACCTCCTTCTGTGTTTGAAAAAGGCATACCTCCATCAATATTTGATGCTGGTGGTTTCTGTCCTCCTAAAGCAGTAATATAACCTTGCCAAGACTTGTCCATTTATCTTCTACGGCGAGATTTGCGTCTGCGTGTACGACGAGCTCCCGTAACTACAGACCAATATTTTTGTGCATGTTTTCCGGTTGATCCAGGATCTCCCTTTTTCTGAGCTTTTTCAATAGCGACTGTTTTAGCTGCTAGGTTTAAGCGTCTTTCATAACTGGCATCAGATTCTCCTGGTTTGCTTGGAACTCTAAGCTTTGCTGCCATCCAATTATTGAATCTCTCTTTACGATCGTCAGCTGATTCACCCTCTTTTTCTTCGAAGGGTGCTCCGCCTTTACGTTTACGTGTACGTGTAATTCCCATTTTTGTATTAATGCGTGATATTTTTTTAGATTAGGTTCTTGTAGTAGGTACGAAACTTTTAACGCGTCAGAGTAAATGGAGTTTCTGGAAGCAAAGGACCAATCTGAAGTAAAAAGGATGATGAAGGAGGTTCCTATCATCGTCTTTTTCCATAGTTCAACGTGCCCACACTGTGTGAACACAATGCCTCACTGGAAGGAGATGTGTGCTAATAAGGAAAAGTATGGTCTTGGTGATACAAAGATGATTGCAGTTGGAGATTCAGCAATACCAGACGATGCAGGTGTTACAGGTGTTCCTCATTTCCGGAAAATATCTAAATCTGGAAAGGTAACAGACATAAAGGGATCAAAGGATTCTGTAGATGAGCTGGTAAAGTCGCTAAAGAAGATGGATGGTGGTTCACGCCGCACCCGCAGGCGTCACACCCGTCGGCTTGTCCGTAGAGTTCGGAAGACCCGTCATCGCCGCTGAGCCTTGAGCATCTACATATCCCTCTGACTTCTCTTTAGCTCTGCGAGCCAAGAAAGCACTAGAATGGTCGGGTTCATCAATTCCTTTAGCCAAGAACTTCAGGAACCCATCCTGGTCATTAGGAATCAGACCAGACTGTAGTGTATGAAAGGTACGCATAGACTGAGCCATATCAAACTTATCAGAAGTATCCATGTAGATATCTGACGTCTCTTGGAATGCCTTCTCAATCTTCTTCTTTACATCCTTGCTGGTGATAGGAGCAGCTTCTGGACGATTAGGGTTATCTAGAATCTCAGTAAGGAGGGGATTCATGAACGGATTCTTGCCTGTAGGATATGTATACTGCTTGAGTGTTGCAGTAACATCATCAGTAAAAGCTTCAAGAGCCCGGGCATTAGGAAACAGCTTGACTACCAAAACAGTAAGAGCAAGCACAAGAGGTATAGCAAGCAGATAAGAAGTCTTTTGTGTTGCGAAGAACAGGATGAATGAGATATATACCGAAAAACGTACGATGGCGTTCATTGCAGTAGGAATATCCATTGAACTTGTCGGAACAAATTTGTACCAGTTTCCTTTAGTGAATAAACTGGCCGGGTTATCAATCCACAGGTCTTCCATTTAATTCTAGTCCATGTCTTTTCTTTCTGTGAGTTTGCGTTGAAGACGTGCAATCATACGAGCACGTCTGGCCTCGGGCGAGTTACCGAGGATAACCTGAGGCGCTACTGCTGCCTTGCGGCCTCCAAGCATATCCGTAAACATATCACCAAATGCAGTCTGAACCTTCAACTTAATTGTTTCGATATCTCTTGCCAACATTTCCTTCGTAAATTCACCGCGACGAAGCTTGTCCTCAAGCGCTGCCTTAATCTTCTTCATAATCTTCTCCATTACCGGGCTGACTTCCTGAGCCTGAAACGACTTTAGCACCTCTTCGGGATTCTCAAAGTCAATACCAAGTTCCGCGATATCAATTGTTTCCGCGAGACTCATGACTACCTTTGCTAGGCGGGTTGTCATGATAAACTCAAGAATCTCTGAAACCTTGCTACGAGACTCTTCAGTACCAAGAATCTTTTCAATCTCATCGGTCTTACCCGTTTCACCCCACACACCCTTCATTGTCTCAGCAAACTTGTTAATCTTGTCCTTGATGTCTCCACTGAGGAAAGAAGCAATGCCGCACTTCTGAAAATTAGTCCAGAATAGGTCGGGCTTGGTCTTTGCTAGCGGAGAAATGTCAACGCCAAAAAGAGTAAACTCTTCATCAAATAGGGTCAAGTCTTTCTGAATGATTTTTAGAATAGCTGGCGTAATTTTTGCTTCGAACTCAGCCGGGTCGGTATCTTTGTAAGGAGCAAACTTTGTACCGGAAAAATTAGTACAGAGTTGGTCGCGAAATGCTTTGAATGATTTCTTAGCGTCCATTTGGGTTTATATTAAGATTAGACTCTAAACTACTTATTTCCGCCACGACGAGCCATTAATTCTGAGTCAGCAGATGTTAGACAGACACAACCGGAATCAGTTGTAAAGGCAGCTGGGCAGCACTCAGGTTTGGTCTCATTGCCGACTAGAAACATCAGCTTATTCTCTTCCTTGAAGCTATTTTGAGGAAGACCTCCTACTGGCATGTGCTCGGAGGACATCCAGCCACTCATGACTGTATCATAAGGACCCATGGCAGGGCCGTCCATAGGCATGCCTGCATCCTTCTGCATGAATCCTTCCCTGGTACCTAGAAATCCAAGTAATAGAGCTCCTAGTAGAAACGCGACGACCATTGTAGTTTTAGACAACTTTACCATTTCTTTACTACTTGGATTTTTATACACCGGCGGCCATTAATGCGGCGGACATTACTAATGTAAAAGCAAGAATCTGAGGCTGGAATAAAGCAAGAATTACTGAGATGATTAACATTGCGACTACAAAAGCCTTAATGACTCCAAGAACGAATGATATAAATGATTCCATAAATGCTACTGCTGATGCTCCAAAATATGCCATAATATAGCCTTCTCCAAACATACGTCTTAGTAAGTCATTTAGCTTGTTTAGAATGTAAACAAATGCTCCTACTGGTGCTGAAGCTTTTGATAGTGTAGATGATGCAAAACTCATAATAAATTTACGGATAGTGGTAATCATCTGTCTGAATAAGGCCAATGGGTTTGCAATATTTTTTAGTATATCTGAAATGATTGAGAATTGGCTTCCAAGAGCATCTGTCATTGAGCCAGCAACCGATGACCCGATGAGGTTCATACAATTTCGGAAATTGCCTCCAATTCCGGTTTCCGGGTCTACGATACCAGCGAATAGCATATAAGAAGGGTTGCATCTGTATTGGCTCCAGTTTGCTGATATTTTGCGTAAGTTTCCATAAGCATGTGTTAGAAAGATGCCACAAATGGCTAATGTGGTTATTACCCAAAATAGTATCATGTTATTCTTTAGCAATTTATTAAAGCCCGGCAAACTTACCAATTGGGCTATTCTTTGCTGCTTCTGCCGTCTGTTCTCCTGCATAGAAGGCATAAATCACGGAAGCAAAAACACCTACAATTCTGCCCATGAGTGTACGAATGCGAATCATCAGGTATTGCATACTGGACATTAGATTTTGAATTTTACCAAATACCATTTGGAATACCATCATGAAGCCTCCGCGTGTAGAACCCATCATTCCACGCATATCTTCCATGGCAGTAGCAATACTTCCAAGTGAGTCGCCGACTACGCCCATCTGTGAGTTCATTCCATCCATAGCTAGACCGGCATAATCACTGAAGCTTTTTGTTGTACAATTCATGAAGTTAGTACCAACATCTACGCCAACCTCTACAACAATTGGTAAAAGCATAAATGCCGGATTGCATCTCATTTCAGACCAGTTATCCTGTACATATTTTGCTTGGTTCAATCCGTACATGAATATAGCTGCAATTACAGCACCTAATGTAATCCCAACAAATAGGAGCATTTCTCTTATTAATCAAAACGGAAACCTTTATTCGCTTGTCACGTGAGAATTGAAAATGAACTACCACGCCTTAGAATATTCTGAGCTAAAACAGGAAGCAAAGGAACGACGTATTAAGTTGTATTACGTCATGCGAAAGGCTCAATTGATTGAGCTGTTATCTATGAAAGAGTTACCAGAGAAGTACATTATTGAAAAGAAGGTTATTGGAGACTTGCGTTCCGAAGCTCGAGCTCGCGGATTTATAGCATCGTATAGCCTGAATCGTTCAGCCCTGCTTGAGCTACTTTATCCCCATCTGTACGGAAAGACCGGTTCGGAGTACAAGCACAAGAATCAGAACAATGCAGACAAGCATAATACCCCAAAGGAGTACTACACCAAGTAGGTATGGATAGAGATACTGAAAAATCTTGTCGAGAAGGGGTCGAATAACAGACTGTTCAAAAAACTGTTGAACATCCGGCGAGCCCAGGAAGTCAAACAATTGTTTTTTCATCCTTTTTTTGTCTTCGTTTGAACATAAAGAAAATGGTTAAGACATCGCAGACATACCAACTTCTAGCAGTTGCCGCGGTTGGTGCTATTGTTCTTTACGCAATGAACTCATACAGTGCTAGTAAGGGTCTTACTGGCGAGGGAATGATGGATAAGCTTGGAGGCGCTCTTGGTTCATCCGGGCCTCTTGGCGAGATGGGACCTTTTGGTGCTAGCAGACACGATGGTACTGGTAATGCTCAGCCTACGGAGGCTCTACAGTCTCGTCAGCCCACCGGTCAGTCAACTTACTCCGAGTCTACTCTGAGTGCATCAGAGCTTCTACCCAAGGGTGAGATTGGTGCGTCATGGGCTGCAGTAAATCCTGCTGGCATGGCTGACCTAAAGGGCCAGAACTTCCTCCAGGCTGGTTACCACACTAATACTGCTCTTGCTGGTGTATCTCAGACGAACAGGAATGCCTCTTGGGATGTTCGCTCTGAGAATCCCAACCCCCAAGGAAGTGTTGGTCCTTTTCTGAATACAACTATCGAGACAAATCCCTTTAAGCGTGGACTTGAGGCGTAAAATGGATTTTAAATTAATACAAATTTAACTATTATCAGTGTTCTACGATGCCACGCTTTCTTGCATGTTGTCGCTGGAACTCTTATAGCTATAGCTATGGCGAGTATGATACGCTGGAGGAGGCAGTGGCCCGACTAAATGAGGTCGCAAGAAATTCCTTCGCCGGGAGGTATGAAGTAGTCAGCTACTACGTCAATGAGCTTGCTTTGCCGGGAATCTACCCGGTGGTTGCCAAGACCCACCACCTTTTATAAGCTCATTAAGAGCCATTTTTTTATCATCTTTTTGTAATGATACCGGCAGTTGCAATTGGGGGAACAGTTATTGCTTTGGCATACTCGTACCTCGGTGGTCCTCAAAATAACACCCTTGTAAAAGCGTCTGATGGACGGTCTTATAAGGTTCAAGATTTACCTGATAAACAGCAGGCAGCAGAAAGAATGTCTTCAATCCGAAGTAAATTAGTAAAAATTTGTACTCACTGTAAAGATGAAAAAGATGAGCCTTATCAGCGCTTAATTTCCAGATTTGACCCGGATGTTCTAGAGGAGAACGATATTGCTGCAGATAGTACATCTTATTCCGAGAACAAAGGAGAGAAGATTATTGTTTGCTTACGTGATAAAACACAACCACCATTCCCTCTGATTGAAGAGAATACGGTAATGTTTGTTTTAATTCATGAACTAGCCCATTTGATGACTGCAAGTGTTGGTCATACTCCTGAGTTCTGGACTAACATGCGTATGCTCTTACAAGACTGTATAAAAATTGGAGTATATACTCCTGTGAATTATTCGAAAACTCCGGTAAAGTATTGTGGCATGACCATTTCTGATTCGCCACTATAGCCAGCCGATTGTCATGTTCGAGAAACCCTCGGATATACTTTTTTGGGTTGTGAACGAGCAGTCTGGGAACATTTTTAAAAGACGCTCCATTATTGGAAGAACATCTTTTGTCTCTACGTGACAGGTATAATGTGTCCTTCCTTCGACGGCGGATTTGAATATATCGTTTGCAATTTGGTGAACAGTCATGTCGATAATAACGTTTATTGGTACGCATGATTGGTTCACCATCATCAAAAGCCCTGCACTTGTCATGGGAAAGGCCATTTTGGTTAAAGATATATTATAATTGGATTATTAATCCGTTTTAGGCCCAGTTTACGTAGACCAGCTTCGTCTCGCTATCCTCTTTTGTTTCGTATCCGACACTTGCTTCTGGAAATCGTTTCCTCACTTGTCGAAATATCATTTCTATTGCGAAGTCTGGGAGAAGAACAGCAATGTTTTCAATTTTAGTAATACCTTTTTTTGCTGCTATGATAACACAACGACTGATTTGGTCAGTCAGTTGGTCAACTCTGCCTTGGTAAACTTGTTCTTCTGTAGGAATAGCCATTGCCTTTAGCTGTTCATTGCTGAGTGGGTAGTTCATTTTGTAATGACATCAAATCTGGAAATATTCTAATCCGTTTTAAGAGTAAGATGTTCAAGTCTGTAGTAGACTTCAATGGCCAAAGTAGAAATATATCTTTCTTCAGCGATGACACTATCAACGTTGTCCGGCAACAAATAGCAAAGACAGTTGATATTCATCAAGACAGACTGTTTATCAGTCTGGTCCTAAAACTAGATAAGGACTATTATTCTGGTGATTCTCGGAATTGGGAAGCTTTATTTAACCGAATTTCAATGAATGGTTTACCAATTGAACGAGACCCTTTTTATGCATACTGTGATTCACGTGATGTAAAGATTACCTATAAAAAGTTGGATAAAGAAGAGTGGATGGCGTATCCTGCTTTTTTACAACCTCTGTTTGACCCGGGTCTTTCTTTTGATGAGCCAAGAATATTCGGAGTTGAGCCAGATAGGGCATATACCTTGCCTATGAAGTTTGATACAGCAATAGCTAATCTAATACCAACTGCTCAGTACCCTATTCCAGAAGAAGGTCGTTTATTTGTCAGCATGTATCCCAATTTGAAAGATACTGATTCCAGATTTGTGGTGAAAGAATATGAGACAGGAGCTGAAGGGGCATACTTCCCTCTGATGAGGCTATCTACACCTCAACGTTTAACTGAAGGCCAAATTCTTGCCTTAGACGCCCAAACAAAACATCTGAATGATTTGCTGTCATTAGACCCCCCCCATGAGAAAGAGGTACATATCTTAAAAGCAACATGGAATGCTGACTTAGTTGACACAGACTTTGGTAAAGCTGTCAGTACCCGGTTTGAACAAATCTTTTATGGGTTGACTGTATCAGAAGAAATTCCATGCGTAACCTTTTTTACTGGTCGTTCCGAAATCTCTAGGCATAAGTTCTACAAGAAAGATGCAAAGACTAAAACAACATTCTTGAAGTTACCTATATGGGCTGCTTGGTGGACTAAGTCCAAACCTTACCGGCCTAATTTGTCAGCATTGGTTTTGTACAGGGGTGAAGACCGGGAGATTTTTGACCGGATTACAATTACATCTCATGACATCAAGCTTGCAGTATATCGGGATGCCTCAAATAAGGAATCTTTAGATGACATGAAAGAGAGCATGATTAAGTGGTTGATGTCTTTCGATGCAGTTGTACCGTTCCTTCAAAAAACAGATATCACCGATTCCAGATTTGTGTTACAGGATATTAAGTTCGAAGCAGAGTATTCAACACCGCTGGATACATATGATACTTTGCGTATGAATTGCTTAGCCGGAATCTTTGAGGTTTCTAGAAAGTCTCAACAAGTTTTTAAGTTTCTGCGGTCAGATGATGCAGATGATGGTATTAATCCTCGAGATGTTCGGATTATTAATCTGATTCGTGAGGACCCATTTATCAAGCCTTCTGAAATCCAAGAAGAACTGAAGTTATCTTTAGACGAAGCTACTATATTGCTGAATGCAATCAAACAACGAGTAGAGCAAGACCCTAATCTGCTTATCCGACAGTTCAGAAGCTTTCCTGGACTTATTATGCATCAGAAGAAAATTGAGATTAGCGATGTAGATTCTATTGACCGGTTCTTGAAGTATGCTAATATTTTACGTTATATCTTGAGTGACCCAACAAATGAAGATGTGAGTCGTATTTGTCCTAAGCGCCAAGAATCTGTTCCAGTTGCTGTTTCAACAGTGAATACACAGTTTGTAGATACGGAGTTTTCAAATCTGTTTGACTACTTGGAAGGCGATGTATTAGAAGAAGCAAAACCAGAAATGATAACTGTTCAAAAAACAAATACAGCAAAGGGGGCAACAATCTATAATTACTTCAATACACGTCTACAAGAGTTTAACCCGGTAAAGTTCCCATCACAATCAGATTATGCTAAGCGTGTAGACCAAAATTTACAACCAGTAATCATGTCATCTGAAGAAATTCAAGATATAATTGATGATGTAACAAAGGGAGAAGAGTTCAATCCACGCAAGTATCCTGATAATCAAAAAATAGAACTAACAGACCCAGATGGAATTATTCTTTGTCCGGACTTTTGGTGTATGTACGACAAGATACCTTTGCATATGTCACAGCTAGAAGAAATAGATGGAAATAAAGTTTGCCCAGTATGTCATGGTAAAGTTCGTAAACCATCTGACTACAAGGCAGATACACGAGAGTTCTCTGTAATTCCAAGAACTAAAGGAAACTCATATCCGGGATACAAGAATAATAATGAGAGTCTACCAATCTGCTTTAAGTCACCTAAGGAAAGGAAACTAAAAAAGGATGACAAAGATGACAAGTACTATATCCTCAGCGAGAACAAGAGTACGGGTTATGGTCGATTTGCATATCTTCCCAAAGACTTATTGAACTCCATTCATATTTCAGAGGAATACAAACTGGCTATTGAAGCAGGGAATCGAATCCAAACGGGAATGTCCGGGTTTTTTCGTGTTGGGTTAGGACGTCCTTCAGATGGATTGCCTAATTTCTTAAATATTACTACGAAGGTTGTATCTCCTCGTCACGCAATAGCAAATATTCTGCGTTGTGCCTTTGTTGCTACCTGGTCAATGACAAGTGAAACTCATGCAGCAGAGATTGAGAAGAAATTAGATATGATTCCATTTGCTGATGATGCAGTTGCTCGAAAGCATATGGCTCGAGTGATTTCTAGTATTGATGAAGCATTCATTGAAGGAAGGCTAACAGTTGTTCAGGAGTTGGAGTATACGGCTATTATGCTGAATGTAGACTTCTACCGGATTAGCTTAGAAGATATAACTGTTGGCTGTACATTCTATATTCCTCAGGTAAAGGTCAGAACTCGTGGTGTTATCATCTTACAGCGTGGAAATGATGTAGATTGTCTTTGCTTTGTGACCCGGCAGCAGAAGAAGTTCATATTCAAAGCTAACATCTTTGAGCCTCCATTCAAAGACGAAACTTATGTTGAACTTACCAAGAAGCGTAACTTAGCTTGCGTGACAAACATTCCAACAATGAAAGATGCTTTCTTGTTTGCAAAGTCACTAGTTGATGAATTCTTTATTGTATTAGACCCATTTGGAAGAGCTCAGGCACTGTATATCCCGCATGACATGATATTACCATTTCAGAATACTACCATTCCTCCTCTTGAAAAGAGACCTAAGATTTCTGGTTATTCGGATGTTCATGATTTACCAACATACGAAGATATGCGTACTTTGCTAAAGAAAGCACAAGAGATTGCTCCAGGTTACGAATGGGCGGAAGACATGTATGATGGTCATGGACATATCGTAGAAATCCTAACACGCTCTGGATTACGTATCCCAGTACTTCCTAAAGCGGGTGAAGGAGAAGCATCAGAAGTAACACAAACAATAATTCGTGAAACAGAGACATCTCTTGCTTTGGGGGAACCTAATGCAGAAAATTTCGCCCGGTACAAGCAGATATCCTATGCTTCTGAATTGTATGAATTTTTATTATACCAGTTGACTCTCGATATTAAGAACAAAATAAAACCAGAATTGAACAGAGCTCTTTCGGAACCGACACCTAAACGTTCAGATCTTGAGCCGGAATTAGAAGAATGGTTTGAGCAAACAACTCATTTTGTATCTCTGAATACACCAATTGAATTTTTATCTAAAATCCGGAAACCATGTGGCCAGTTTAAGGAGAAGGAATGTCCAAATGCCCACATGTGTGCTTGGGATGGAAAGACTTGTAGAATTCAGGTAAGAGATACTATCTCAAAAACAAAGTTGTTTAATAAGTTGCTTGGAACATTGATAGATAATTCTAAAATTCGGTCAATTATTTTGGATGGTCGTACAACGCCGTTCTTTAGCACAGTACTTTACTTAGAGTTACCTACAGAGGTAATATACACAGATACAGAACTCAAAGAAACCATTTACGCACAATAATATTACTATAAGTGGCGGCGGCCATAACATCTGTAGTTCAGTGGTAGAGCATCCGTCTTATTAACGGAGAGTCGCGGGTTCAATTCCCGCCAGGTGTATCAGCGTCAATAGTTCAGTGGTAGAATATGGGTTTTCCAAACCTACGACACGGGTCCGATTCCCGTTTGACGCATTTGGCTCCTTAGCTCAATCGGTAGAGCACCCGGCTGTTAACTGGGAGGTACTGGGATCGTAGCCCAGAGGAGCCGTGGGGTTTTGTCACACCTTTCAAAAAGACTACTTTAGTCGGTTAGCACAATGGATAGTGCATTCGGTTTCTACCCGAAAGGTTATGGGTTCAAGTCCCATATCGACTGCCAGCCTTTTTAGCTCAGCGGTAGAGCACCAGCTTTGTAAGCTGTAGGTCATGGGTTCGACTCCCATAAGAGGCATACTTATACACAAACATGGATGTCCGAGCTTGGTTAAGGAGCAGGTCTTAAGAACCTGTGTTGAAAAACGCGTGGGTTCAAATCCCACTCCATGTACTCCAGAGTATTGAAATCAATATTCCGAAGTGCAAAAATATGCCAATTAAGGCACTATGCAACTACTAACAAGTAGACTGGTGTCAACAGAAGTATTGCGATAGACACGGCGTACAAGATACCAGTGTCAATTAAGAGAAACTCATAGAAACTCCCAAACAATGGGATTTCTACTAGTATGTCCCTTATATTGCGTTCAGTCTCGCGCGGGTTGTCATACCAACACAAGACTAATGCCAAAGCATACACGTCTATCAGGGCGAGTATGGTCAGGAAAGAAGACTCTGCGGGCGTGCTGGCGGGTTGCCGGAGCAGTATATGCAGTATTGTCAAAACAGAGACCAAGAACAGTCCAATGTGAATGTTCTTTGCGTTCGGCATCTTCATTTCAGCGATATCAACCTGGTTATTGTATTTGTTAATTCCGTTTTTTAATAAAAAATTGCCCGAAGGCGTATTACATATTCCGCTGCCGCTTGTGGCCAGCGGGTGGCCACTTTTTTAAGCCACTGAAATTGGGCTCAAAGAGGAGTGGTCGAATTAGCTCTGCCGCATCGGGTCGAGGCTGTTTCATAGCTGGGCGTGCGGGTGCATTAGTGCTTGCCGGCTGAGGCAGGCGATTGGGTGTCACTGAGCGTTGCTCCATGATAACCGTGGTAGTTACTATTTTTATAGCAATTAAAAATCCGTTTTGCTATTGAGAAGAGAGTTCATGACGAGTAAAAGCAGTATTTTTACATACGTTTTCCAATACCTTTCTCAGTTAGCTCATCAATGATGTTATCGCATTCTATTTCACTTGCACATACCACCACCATGTCGTATCCCGGCCCAATCAATGTCAAACAATACCGAACTTCTTCGGGATTGTAGTTTGATACGGACTCAAAAGCCTGCCACTGTGTGATTGCTTTAAAGTAGTAAGAGCTACTACCTGCATGCAGCTGAATGTTTCCATTAGCAACAATCACATGTTCATAGCGAGAACGCTTAGACATTTTTACTTATTTGTGAAATTACTTAAAACAATTCCGTTTTGGAAAATAAAAATTGCCCGAAGGCGTATGTTGCGACGGTACACTACTGGTCCGTCGGCTTTTCGGAGGCCAGCTTATGCTCGTACAGGAGCACAACCGCATCAATGATATGCTTTTTGAGCAAGTCAAAGTCGGTATTCAGCTGGGTGAGTTCGTCGAGATTTAGGCCCTCTAAGAGCATCCCCACTACTTTGCCTGGAACTCGATCCAGCGGCAGGTCAATGGGGAACATCTCCATAAGGGAATTGTACCCGGCATTGTCGTTATCCGTAAGGATCGACTTCACTTGTGGGTACAACTTCTCGCAAATGGCGATCTTCGCCTTCTTGAGCTCCTCCTTAATGACTGCCTTTGCAGCCATGGCCTTCTCACGCTTCTTTGCGATGAAGGCCTCATGCCCGCCGCCGCCCTTGCGGCCACAGGCATCGAAAGTGTGTGTCTTGGCCGCAGCGCCCTCACACAGGGGGTTCGTGCAGTAAGGCACGTGCTTACGCGAGCAATTCCCAGCGGGAAGCTCGCAGCCATGCTCTGAGTTATAGAACTTGCAGATGAGCATGGTGAGCGTTGTAAGGACGACTACATATATTTAACAAATCCGTTTTTTAAATATTGATTCGCGTATGCGTGCCAATATTTGAGGAACTCAGTATTAATCATTTACTGTCAAGTTTAGGCAGTCGCGGGCTTCAGGAAGTGCACCTTCAGGTACGTCTGAAGGTTCAGGTAGGTCACCTCATCCTTGTCAGTCACACGGAGCAGCTTGGCAAGCTTGGAATCGGGCAGGATGCGGCGCTTGAAAGAGGGGTCAAAGCAGCTGTGGCTCTTCACGTACCCGGAGATAAACTTCGTCACATCCGTCTGGCTCTTCTGGCTCTTGGATGCAAGACCCATAAAGCCGCAGAGCTCATCGGAAAGGGGGCGCACCTTCAGGAAGGCGTTGTTCGCACGACGAGCCTCCCACGCAGCGCGGGCCTCAGGGGAGAGAGTCGCGGGGTCCACCTTACGGCGACGCTTGGAATCCCGGGCCTCACGCTTGATGGCTTTTGCAGCCTCCTGGAGGTCATGTGCAAGCGCACGAGACGCCTCAGCAGCCGCCTTTGCATGAGCGCGCACGGCCTCAAGAGCAGCGGAAAGGATAGCATCAGCACTGCGCACCTCAGCAGGGGCAGCAGCAACTACAGGGGTCGCCACAACGGGCACAACCACCTCAGTCTGGGCAGGTGCCTTCTTGCCCTTCGCGACAGGGACAGCTTTGGCGGCGGGGGTAGCAACAACAGGGGCGGGCTCAGTCTTCTTGGGCATCTTGTTTGACTTACTCTGGGAAACAGAAGAGGACATTTCTAACGCGGTTGGTATACTCTATGATATCGTGACCTGTTTAAATCACAAACTATGCCGGGCAGATAATATTTTAAAGCACACTTCGTAAGGTTGCTTACAATCCTTCAAAATCTTCAAAAGACAGCCTCCTAGATAATGACATACTTGTTTGGGTGTTGCAGCTTCTAAAGTCTGACGTCTCCAGCAGCTATGAGCCCAGACATAATAGATATTTCTGCGTGAATGAACATTCTTATGCTCCTTTGCCCAAAGCAACAAGCTGTTTCTTAGCATTGCTGTAAACTCCCAAAGCTGTGTCCGGTTCAATGCAATAAAGAACATCGGATTAATGTCTATGAACAAAGACTCTTCCAACATCTGACTAATCATCATCCAACGCATTGCAAGTACCTTATCCGAATCTGTAAGATACAGCGGGTCATAAAATAAGGGTAGCAATCTAACTTCCCGGTAATATATACATTCTTTCATACGCTTTCGGGTTTCAAGAGAAAGTTCTTGGCGAGTATATGGATTAATTGGTTTTAGTTTATCCAACGATAATTGGAATATAGATTTGATGTCAAACCAAAAAACCTTACCATCCTCATGAAAAGCAAAATAATTAAAAGGATGAACCTTTTCTTCTGAGGTAATCACGTCTTCTTCATTATGGCATAGTGACCTTTTTAGGACACCGGGCCCGGCCATATCAAGCAGATATCTAACAAACCAACCACGCCATATTTTTTGAATCTTGACTGCACTTTCTGCTACCGGGTTTACATTGGCCCACAATCTAGGATTCTTCGACTTTGCATGTTTTCCACAAAATTGAAGATTCTTCAATGCCTTTGATGGGCACCGTTCATTTGATGTCTTGTTTTTACAAGACCCGCAGAGCATTTCTTATCTATTACACAGTTGTTTCTTGAAAACGGATTTACATGTTGATAACCCAATAGTAATAACAACAGTAAACATGTCCACAAACGCAATCGTAAACGCAAGCAACGCAAACATCGCTCAGGTCTCTTTCACAGAGGCCAAGCGCAATAAGCAGGGAGGTCTGGGTGTGTCATTTAAGTATGACGGCCAGAACTTCGCGCTACGCCTTCCACGGATGGCGTTTCCCGGCGGCCTCCTTCAGCGGGAGGACGAGAAGACCGGCAACGTCTCGTATTCGCTCATTGGCTCTCTCAAGGGCTGTGACCCATACGCGAAGGCCCGCTCCACCGGCACTGATGACATGTCTAAGCTATACAATTTCCTCCTGGATGTCCAGGAGAAGTTGATTCAGGCGGCAACTGAGAACAGCACCAAGTGGTTTGGCAAGAAGCGTGGCGAGGAGTCAATCCGCGACAGCTTCAACGACCGCAGCGTTCTGAGTGTGTCATCTGACAAGAACGGCGACGAGTATATTCCCAACGGAAAGTACCCGCCCTCGTTTCGGCTCAAGATTCCCGTATACGACGGCCGCATCTCTATGGATGTGGTTGATGCATCCGCAAAGCCCGTGTTTCTGACACTAGATTCGCTCCGCTCCGTCTTCCCAAAAGGCGTAGCAGCAAACCTGATTGTCAGTGGCTCGGTCTACATCATTGGCCAGTCATTTGGCGTCACTTGGCGCGTGTCCATGGCGCAGGTATTCCCTCAGACTCGTCTGACGGCTGCCAGCGCCTTCGAGGCAGTCCCCGTTGAGGAGGCTGAAGAGGAGGACGCCCCGGCGGTAAGCCCTACTCCTGCTCAGGAGTCTCAAACGGTTGAGCTTCCAGTAGTGGAGTCTGCTCCCGCTGAGGCTCCGGCTCCGGCGCGCAAGCGTCGCGTTGCAGCCCCAGTCTAGACCATACAGATGAGTCTGGCGGAGGCTGATACATAACGAATGAATCATCTATAAAAAGAGGATTGGTGATTTTCACTGCCTTTTTCACTGCTGAACACATTGGTGAAAAAGACTTTCCACACGAGCATTCATAAATCTCAGGTAATCCATTAGTGATATATTTGGGTAGAATGATTCTATGGCATCCTTTAAGCAGAATATCTGAATCAGTTGCATCTTGATACGCCTCAGATGACAAGAGTGAAAAGATAGATTCCCCTGCTTTCCAATCCTCTTGAAGCAGAGTACCAAATGGTGAATCCTGGAACCAGAGGGTCTTAAATTGAGAATGGTCTTCTGATTCATGCTCTGCCAATCCTACCCGGTTTAAGTCATCATCGTACAACCAGTATACATCTAGCCCTTCATTTTTATATGATGCATCCAGGGCTCCTCTAAAAACAGTTCTATCAGAATATGCCCACTCAGCAGCATCGTGGTCTTCATCGTGTTCAGCTATGTCAGGAGAAATGTCAGTATAAAGCAGAGATGGTCTCAGTGTTGAGTACATCTTTGGTTTTTGATTAGACTATGCTTTGCGCATCCATAACGTACTACGACCTCTTTCGATTTCCACAAATCCAAGACTTTCGTAGCATTTTACTGCCGGTGTATTATCTATCAAGACATCTAGAAATATAACTTTTCCGGAATATCTTTTTAACACACATTTAAGAAACTTTCCACACAGCCCCTTACCGCGATGTGATGCTTTTACTTCAACCCCCATCAAAAGGTAGGTTCCCTTATTGTCTCCTCGTATATATGCTTTCATTGCACACTTTGCAATTTGTTTACCATCTTCAAAATATCCGTAATGTTTTATTAGTTTACTTTCATTCGGGTCGGATTCTAAAACCTTACACGTATACACCATTATATTATTTGAAAGAAACGATTACCGCCTATGCTTACGCGTCTTGCGGCGTGACTTCTTACTCTTACGTGTTCTACGTCTACGACCGCCAAGTCCCGGGTCTGATGCCATAGTAGCATTCAAATCATCTTGAGAATTGCTAGGTGTCATATCGCGTTCTACATCTTCTTTTACTTCACGTATTGCTATCTTTAAAAAGTCCTTATATCTTTGCTTTAATCCAGCCGGTATAATCAATACACTTTCACCAAACATATCATCATATTGCCTTCCACCAGCAACAGCGGCTGCAAAACGTCTCATAGGATTTGATGTCTCATTGGTTCTTAATTTTCTTGCTAATTCTCCCCCATGGTTCTCCATAAGTAAAGCTTCATATGCAGTTTGTGTACTTCCCATTTGTATTAATCAAACGAAACTTTCACAGTAACGTCATGTCTGGAAAGGGAGTTTGTAGCAGAGTTAGATAGCTCATGGCGCTTTCTACGCGTATCTTTATCAGCTGTTTCCTTGAGTTCCTGAAGCCGGGATTCCATATCTGCATGAACAGCTTCACGGTGAGTTTCTAGGTAGTTAATGATTTCATCCGAGAGAACCCACTCGAAAAAGTTTAGCTGGCCCACGGTTGTGTCCAGACCCTTGAACTTGATTCGTTTGCACCGACAGAATGGGTCGAACATCTTCTTGCTGTAGGCTTTTAGATGACTCTTGTACGACAGGTATACAATCACGTAGGACTGTTTGCTGGTTATGAATGCTACATTGAACTTCTTCGCGTAATTTGTCACAAACCAGTCGATGATTCTCAGGGATAAAGCTGAGGTACCAGTTAGAATTGCGTTTACTTTCTCTAGGTTCCCGGGAACTGAGTAAAACTTCTCTAGACGATGTAACACCCATTGTTCTTGGCTTTGAATTTGTTCCATATTTATTAGTCTCACCGCCTTGCTTGAAAACGGGTTTTAACTCTTGTACAATCATATATTTAAGAATGCAGGATAAGATTAATTACTTGCTCGAACACTATGGTATCGATGACCAGCGCACACAAGCATGGTTCACTAAGCGCGGTGAAATGCTAACTGCATCAGAAATCTGGAAATCATTTGGTGATGCAACAGCTGCTGCCCGGCGTGAACTGATTCTATCAAAGCTGACACCTCCCAAGAAGCAAGATGGCCAGGGAGTTGGTGCTCTAATTTGGGGAACCCGGCTAGAACCTGTAGCAAAGGAGATTTATTGCTTTACAGAAAAGGTTAAGTTGGTTGACCTATCATGTGTACGTCATCCAGAACATCCCTTTCTTGGAGCATCTCCGGATGGATTGATTATTACAGATGATGCTCGGAATGGGCGTCTTATTGAGTTAAAATGTCCAATCTCTCGGTCTTTCTCGGAGGATACACCTGTGCCAGACGCATACTATCACCAGATGCAACTTCAGATGGAATGTACTAGACTTGCAGAGTGTGATTATGTTGAGATGCAGTTTAAGTTGATGAACTATTCTGAATGGTCAACAACTGAAGCAGAGTTCAAGTCTTGCTTTGCAGTTTCTGATTCTGGTCAGGTTCTGTACCGACAGATTACTGATACACAAACGGTTCATGAATGGCAGATGTCCGTTCTTGGAAATCCGATGGATTGGCAGATTCTATATTGGATTCTGGTGAAGAAGCGGCAGAAGCTAACCCTAAAGGACCCGGACTGGATGCCAATGCACTTTCCAGAAATGAAAGCAACATGGGATGAAATTGTTCAGCACAGGGAAGCTGGAACAGTTCCCGCTGTAAAGGAGAAACCCATTTTAGTGTTGTAAAGTTAAACTAACAAAATGAAGCGAGTTATTCTATCAACTAAATCTGAGTTTAAATATTTTAAGGAGTATATCAAGTCTTTTTCTGGGTCAGATGAAGTTGTCTTGTATGACTCAAATACGCCTAAGTTTACCGAGAACATTTATTACCTTTGCGTTAGACGTGTTCCATTTGAACTTCTTCCGGCAGAATGTAAGATTGGATTCTTGAATACCGAACAATTATGTATACCATCTAAACTTGCCGAATACAACACATATTTGCGTGATGATGTAGAAGTGTTCGATTACTCGCAAGCAAACATTACTGACAAAGGAACATATTTGCCTTATAACGAAGTAGCAAGTGAGACCGAGTTTCTAAAAACTTGTATTGTTCCTGATAAGAAATTTAACATTGCTGTCATTGGAACTCCTACTCCTTATCGGATGAAAATCATTCAAGAGATTCAGGCTGCTGGATATACGGTTGATTTTATTAATGAGTTTGACGAGCCCCGCGATAAGCGTGTAGGCCAATGCTCTGTTTTGCTAAACCTTCATGCTGATAAGGAATACACTATTTATGAGTCAGTGCGTTGTGAGCGTTGGCGATTTGCCGGAATGCCAATTATTACTATGCCTTGTTCCAATGCTGTCCCTGACGGCATTACAGTTACAGAGAATCTAATTGCTACATTGGTGGAACGCTTTGGAAAGCCGAAAGGTTTGAAGCTAGGCCTATGTATGATTATCAAGAATGAAAGCCATATTATTCACGAGGTATTGAATTCTACACTTGCTTTGATTGATACTTTTTGTATTCTGGATACCGGTTCTACAGATAATACTATCCAAATTGTTGAAGAGTTTTATCAGAAGGCTGGAATCCAAGGAGAAGTCATTCGTGGAGATTGGAAAGGATTTGGAGCATCTCGTTCTGAAGCATTGAAGTTGTGTGATGGAAAGATGGACTATATATTGATGATTGATGCTGATGACTTAATGGTGTTTCCTGTTGGTTGTAAGGTCTTTCTACACAAGGTTCTTGAGGAGCATAAGCCTAATGGAGCAATTATCCAAATTAAGCGTGGAAATATTGATTATGCCAGGACACAAATTTTTAAGGCAGACGATGCTTGGAGATATGTGGGAGTTCTGCATGAGTACCCTACAAATGATAAGACGAATAACAAAATGATTAAGCTTCCTCCAGAAATCTATATGATTGGTCGTACACTTGGTAGCCGGTCAAAGCAAGAAGGAAATAAGTATCTAAAAGATGCTGAGATACTTCTTGCTGAGGTTGAGAAGGAGCCGGAGAATGACCGCTATGTGTTCTATCTTGCACAGTCATATCGTGATGGAGGAAACATTCCTGAGGCTATTAAGTGGTATAAGCGTCGTGTTGAAATGGGTAAGTGGAAGGAAGAACAATGTGTTAGTGCTATGAACCTTGCCCGGCTTCTACAGGATAAAGACTGGGCATGGCGTGCACATGAATTGAATCCTAAACGCAATGAGTCGCTTGTATGGTATGTTTCATATTGTCGTGCAAAGAATCTGTTTACTCATGACCTTCTTGCCATGATTATGTATGCAACAACTATCCCCAAGCCAAGTGAGAATGTGCTGTTTGTAGAGAATGATATTTACGATTGGCGCATGTGGGATGAGCTAGCAGTTATTGCTTATCATATGGGACGGAAAGACATTGCAAAGCAAGCCGGAACCCGCCTTCTTCACGAGAACCTATTTCCCGCAGAACAACGTGGTCGTATTGAAAATAACCTTAAAGCTGCACTTAGTTAAGGAATGTATGAATTAAATTGATTTACTCGGAATGGAGACTCTACGCCCTGAATAGGAGGAGCATCAAATCTTCCATCTGGGCGTACAAAATTAGTCTCTTGCCTGTAGGATGAAACAGATCCTGCTTGAGTCTTTTCTACATTTCTTTGGTCAAGAAATTCAGGGACAAAGTGTTGTCTGCTAAAATAGGTCATTGCGCAATAAACAAGTATGCCTGCAAATATTAGTGATAGCCATACTGGAACGTTATGATGCCAACTCATTTATATGTTTAAAACGGAAAGAGTTTTCATCTATATCAACAAGGGTAACAAATGGAGGAACGAGCTATCGAGACACTAAAGCGCATGCTAATAGTTCGCAATATCAAGACTGACGGTGTAGACTCACTTGGGTCTGCAATTGATGAAACGCGAATGTTCAATATTGGCGGAGTTCTTATAATCTTCAGCGAGAAGGGGAGAATGACCGAGAATATTCTTCAGTCATACATGACGTTTGCAGAAGACAATAACTACAAGCATGGAACAATTGTTGTATCTCTGGTTGAGCCATCGGAGAATGTTCTGGCTTTTGTCCGAGACCATAACAATGACCTGAAAAATCCTCTATTCCAAATCTTTGAGATTCGACGCCTTCAGTATGATATTACCACTCATCGTAGAATGGCTCCACACCGGATTATCAGCAAGGAAGAGCTGGCTGCTCTTGAGAAGAAGTATAATATTACCAATCCAAAAAAGCAACTTCCTTGGATTGATTCAGAGGACCCGGGAGCAAAGTGGATTGGTGCTCGGTCTGGTGATGTAATTGAAATTCAGCGATTCTCTGAGTCTGCTGGAAATAGTACATACCATCGATATTGCACCGGCAATGTTCTTCAAACCTAAACATAAATGGAAGGAACATTCGCCTCTGCTAAAAACCAATATAAGATGAACTATGTTCAATATTTTTTAACGAAAGAACCTAGTTATAAGACCGCGTACGAGACAGCTCAGAAAACTATGGATGATGTATTGTCTAAGGCCCCTCCTCCGCACGAGCATGAAAAGCTGAAGCCTATAAAGGAGACGTCAATTGCCCGTCGTTTCCGGGAAAGCTCTCCGGCAAGTATCCCATATCAGTCGTGGAAGTACTGGACGCTGTTTCCACTACTGCTTGTGTCATTTGGGTTATCGATGTTCTAAAGATAAGCAGCAAAACAACTGCAATCAAACCCAGAAATATACCAAGATATATATTGAAACTTTTATGCAATATAGATAGCTCTTCTTCTTGCTTGTATAATACGCTCTTAAGGGCTTTAGCCTTGTCAGAAGACTTCTCAATTGCCTCGAACTCTTTTTGATACCGGATGATATCAGCAGTTAATTCTGATATCAAAGCAGGATCAAACTTTCCCTTAGAACTTTGTAGAAATTCCCGGACATGTTGTGCTAGTTCAGAGTTAATACTCAGTACTTGTTTAACTAACTCTGCTTGTTTAGTAGAATCAGTTTCATGAACTGCCTGCGTTAATCGGCTAGTGTATTGTGTTTTCAGTTGGGTGTAATCTTTTTGAAAAACATTCAATTCTCTCGCCCTATCTTTTTGGTATTGGTTGATATCCATTACTTTTTATAACGGTATAATAAATGTCTAACGTCAACTCGAATGGAAAGTTTGGGACATCTATGGATTATTCCATGTTTCTTAAGCGGAAGAGAAATCAGGTGCTGACAACCGCATATACAAATAACGCATCAGCGAATAATCCCATATTTAACCGTGACAAGAAAACTCGCGGGTTTGATAATGGGGTTCTTACAGTGTTGTTTGAAAGGGGCTTGATAGTAGGAAGCGGAAGCAGTTCTAGAGGAACAACTTATACGGCTACTTACACCGTGGCTGCTGGAGTGGAGGGACCTGATTTCCTGGTTGCGGCTGGACTACCAATCGAGGTTCTTAATTATTTTTTAACGTATGACGAGAAAATACAAGCATACCCAGGAACACCGATTAACCAAACAACTTTATCTAATTTTCAAAGCGTAGCTCCTATAACATTTACTGTTACCAACAATACTACGTCAGAAACCTCTACATTAACTTACATTGGTGATCCTGCTACTGATAAAGCCGCCGCTGTACGTAGCCATGGTGTTACCCCAAACATTGGAGATAGTGTTACGATGACACTTACTTTCGGATAAATCTATCGATCATTAATAATAATGGAATATGACACGTTGACAGACCAACTAAATAATACAATAACGTCTGGCATTTCTAAGGGAACTGATTGGAATGCTATACCAGGAGGTTTAGATAAAGTATCCGAATCTTCGAGGGGGTTTGTTTGGGGCTTGGGTTCAGGCAATGTATGGGTATGCCAATCACCTTGTCAAGGAAACTGGAAACAAGTAAAACTTCCTTCTGCAGCAAGTTTACGCGATATCGTAACAGACGATACACACATATATGTCCTGCTTCAGAATCAACTCTGTATCAAATCAGCAGACAATACAGATGAATGGGTAACTGTAACAGCCCCCGATGGAATTGAAAAGATTATTAGCACGGCCTCGTATATTTGGGGACAAGCCGGAACTCAAAAGTATAAGCTACCCAAACCGGGTATGACAGGAAACTGGATTCCTGTTAAAGATGATATGAATGTCAAGGTTACCTCTGCTAGTTCCGGGCATCTGTACGGCGTAGACTCAAAAGGTGAAGCTATGATAACAGATGAAGCTATGCAAACATCTTGGGCAGTAATTCCAGAATTCGGAGGAAAGTATACAGCTATTTATGGAGAAGCAGACCAGACTGCATTGTTTGGAATTGATTCAGAGAACAGCCTTAAGAGATGTCTAAACGGTAAGTGTCAAGGAGTAGACACGCAAGGATATACTCCCCAGAACATTACTATTGAACCATCTACCAAGCAGATGTGGATGACTACAACAACATCAGGCAAAACTGGAAATATTTTCAACCAACCACTGTCATTTGATTATACAGATATCATAAAGTCTGTCCAGCCAATTGATACAAAACGAGACCAGGCTGTTGATGAAGTAAAAAGTCAGTATGAACAAGCAACATATTCCGGAATGATGTCAAAGCAATTTGCCGTGCTAAAAAAGATGGTTGCAACACTATTTAACATTAAACCAGCATCATCACATGAAGAAGACTCAAAGGTTCTTCAAGGAGATATTGATAACGCAACATATGAACTGAATATTCTTCGCGATATCCTTCCATTTATTCAAAAATTATTGATAGTTTTGGCATTGACTGTTGTAGTGTATGCAGCAAGTGATTATTTAGGGTCTGCTACACATGTTATTGCATTAGCTGTGTTGATAGCTGGAACCGTTTTCTTTGCTATAAACAAGTAATGGCAGCCTGTGACGTTCAATGCCATCGGGACAAAGAATTAAAGAGACTCAGTTCGGATGTAGTAAGAGCTATTCCGAACCGGGAAAAGGACCCAGAAGCATATGAGAAGGCCCGTACAGCGTATTACACTGTTAAGGAAGGCCAAGGATGGGTTGCTGGAGAGAATGAACGAAAGGCTAACGAAGCTGTCCAACCAATTCTGGATTCGTATCAAGCCAAATTTGATAAGATGAAAGAAGATATGATTTATGCTAATGCAGCTGCTCAGGCAAAACAAGATGCTCTAAGCCGTCAAGTTGGAGATGAAGATGAAGTCAGATTTATTCATCGTGAAATCATGAAGGAACAGGATGAAGCAAGTGTGTATCAACGATTAAATGAGCTAGCCGGTATTCCAGTAGATATCTATGCGTGGCTTCCTTCATTTCTGGATTTGGTGTTAGGCATAACGATACTGGTACTTGTCTTTCAAATATTTGTACAAGGAAAGCTATCTAACATTAAAAACTACTTTACGAATAACAATGGAGTGGCTTGACATTCTTCAGTTAGCACTTTTGGTCATACTTTTATATGCAGTAGCAATTTGGTCTTCTGGTCGTGAAGATTTTGAAGCAGGAGAATCAATCATGCTTGAAGACCCGGAAAAATACAACGATGCTCTGTATGCTTCTGTATATAAAGCTTTATGGCACCCAGATAAGGTGTTAGATTATGAACGAGTTTCAATGCAGGATATAGCATTGGCTGAGAAAGCAAAGACAGATATCAAGGTTCTGGATTTATGTTGTGGCATTGGTTCACATGCATGTTGGTTCAAACAGATGGGCGTTGATTACACAGGAGTTGATATTTCCCCCGCTATGTTAGACCAGGCAAGAAAGGATTGTCCTTCTGCTAAATTCCAGAAAGGTGATGTAACACAAGCTGCTTTATTTCCTCCCAAATCTCAAAGTCACACCTTGCTTCTTGGGTTTGCAGCCTATACATTCCCAAATGTAAAGGTAGTTTCTGATAATGCTTACATGTGGACACAGCCTGGTGGTGTCTTTATAGTACACTTAGTTGAGCCGGATAAGTTTGACCCATTGCTTGAGTTAGCATCTCCCTTTGCTGCATTCTCAGTTCAAAAGTATTCATATGACCGGCAAATGAAGTCTGAAATCTTCTTTAATGACTTCAAATATACAGGGACATTTCATAAGAAAAAGAACGAAGAGGATGCGTCATATGATGAAGTATTCACATATTTTAATACCGAAACAAGTCCAAAGAATATTAAGTACCGGGAACAGAAGCAGAGGTTAACGATGCCCAGTCTTGAGAGTATGATTGATACTATTAAGAGTTCTGGATTTCGAATGCAAGAGAAGGTTCATCTTATCTCTGCTGGGAAGGAATATCAGTATCTCGTTTATTTTACGAAGTAATTATAAATGGCCAAGCGTACTCGAAGACTACGAAAGAAGGGCGGGATGTTTGGTAACTGTTTTGGAAGATGCAAACGAAGATCAGTCCAAGCTGTAAATGATGCTTCTCGCGCACTTACTGGACAACCATTAAGTTATGTTAGTAAAGAAGATGAAGAACTTCTTACACAAGAAGACGGACAACGAGCTGCAAGAGCAAAATTAGAGCACGAGAAACAACTTGCAGCAGCGCGTAAATTAAAGGAACAGACGGAGGCTCAAGCTAAGGCTGCAAAAGATGAAAGAGAAAGAGCAGAAAGAGCAGAAGCAGAAGCAACAGCGGCATTAGCTAAAGCAAAAGAAGACGCCGCCGCTGAAAAACAGAGACAAGAATCAGAAGCAAGAAAAGCCCGGGAGGCCTTACAAGCAGAAGCAACAGTTCATGAAAGAGAAGCAGCTAAATATGAAAGAGAAGAAGCAGCTGCTAGAGCAAAACTACCTAAAGCTGAAGAGAATTTATCAAAAAGTGCTAAAGAAGACAAAGAAGGGTTTGAACGAGTTCTTAAAGAAATAAAAAGAGCAATAATGTCAGCTAAAGGTGAAAAGACTAAACATGCAAATGCTGCAGAAGGAACTAGAAAGAAACTACAAGGAGGAAGGCGTTCCACCCGGAGACGTAAAACTCGCCGCAGAAGATAATGGATATCTTTGATAGCCGAACAGTTGCCGATTTTCAAAAATTTACATTCTCTGGACATTTGCGTACGCATGTCTATAAAGTGTTAGATGAAAACATTAAGTTGGGTCATGCAGATTATACGTGTTATTGGATTCTGGAATTGATGTGTTCCGGGTTAGTACACTCCTGTTGGAATACTTTATTCCTAAGTTCAGCCCTACATATCAACCGTGGAGCGCCTAATGTGTTTCTGTATTTGGTAAGTATGTATGAACGCTTTGCTCCTTATGAAAGTCAGTATATATTGATGAACATGACAGATATCCGAAACAACCACGATGCTCGTAGGCTATTCTGCGAGGTAGGAGCATCTGTTGCCTTATGCCGTAAATCTAAACTGCCTTCACTTCCTAGAATTAAGCCAGACCACGACTTTCAACCTCTGGTTATTCAAGAGAACTTGAAATCGCCATCATCAATCTATGCTCGTTCAATACTAAAAACCGAAGACCCTATGGAGTTGTATATCCCGGTAAATGAGTTTATGTTTTGCTTAAGGCCTGAGACACGGGACTCTATCCGGGGACTTTATTGGGCTTCATGGATTCTTGCATATGCATCAAAGTTCAAAGCAGATAAAAAGACACATTTAGTCTGTGCATATCGTTCGAATGATTACGTGGAAGATAAGTATCTGCGGTCTCCAGTTTGGATTTTGTGGTCAGTTATCCACGAAACTGCGCGAACATCTCCTCAATCCGGAACCATAACTCCATATATAGAAGCGCTTTATAAAATGTACTGCCTGCGTTGGGGTCAAGGAGACTTGAAGAAGCGTTTACCATTTTTGATAACAGCTGTATTATTCATCTGTGAATCTACAACGATTGACATCCATTATGCGGTTCCTCATAATATATCCACTGTACAAGATGTTGTAACCAATATACCACAGTGGATTGGAGCAATCGTTCATACTCAGAGAACATTTGCCTAGCTCTTGTCGAGCAAAAATGGAAGAGTCTTCAGATAATCAGCGGATTATACAAAATGAAGCTTCTAATCTTTGACACTGAGACTACTGGACTTCCTAAGAGCCGGGAGCAGGCTATTAAAGGAGCAGACAATTGGCCACACGTGGTTTCTATTGCATGGATGGTGATTGATACAAATAACAATTACAATACGATTTCAGCAGAATCGCATATCGTCAAGCCGGAGTGGAATATTCCTGCAGATTCTACCGCAATTCATGGAATTACTCAAGAAAAGGCTCTAGCAGAGGGAACTCCTTTGTCTACGGTTATCGGCAGGTTCCTTGCTGTAGAGCACGATATGATGGTAGCACACAACATTGACTTTGACTACAATGTTCTGGTCAATGCAATTATGTGGGACTTGAAGCTTGGAACAATTCCGGATTTCAAGCGTCGGTTCTGCACTATGGAGCCAATGCGAAATGTTATGCGATTACCGTTTGCAAACGGTCGCGGATTCAAACCTCCAAAGCTGTCTGAACTATACGAGTATGTAATGAAGAAGCCGGCAATTAAGCCTAATCTTCATAGTGCACAGTATGATACGCAAATCTTAGCAGAGATTGTAAAGAATTCACCTTATCTTCAATCGTTGATGGGTTTAACCAATAAAAGCGACATCCAACCAAATGCTTCTAAAAAGGCAAGAACAACCTTTATCATATAAGGAAATGTCTTCTTACCATACAACGCTGCTATGGTGTTCGGATGGCTGGGTATATGATCCGGTAGCAATGAAACGAAGACGTTTTTTCACTGGAGATGTGTTTAGTATGGAAGAAGAACCAATAACTCGTACTACATTTAGTGATGTCCAGTATATTGAAAAAGTAAAAATAATTGTTTTATCGGAATCTCCTCGTGTGTGGATTGAACAGGGTGAGATGTTTACCCAAATATAAAAAAGTTCGTAGGAACCTGGGGGTATAATCCCTTCCCTACTGGTTTACTTACCCCCCTCCCATCAGGCGAGGCGGGCATTTCAACACCTTTACCATTGGTCACCACTCAGGCGTGATATATGGATGGATTCTTGTAAGTATACATGCTCCCACAACTGGGACAACACTTTGCAACCAACTCATGAGATTTATATTGGTCTTATTTACCAATACTTTACCCGTTTTGCGATTTGCGGTCAGCTGGCCAGACTGGCCACATAACACCCCTATGTATACTTTATAGGGGCAATAACTACAATTTTTGTAATAAAAGAATCCGTTTTTATTGAAGATATGAGAACCTCTAGAGTAAACAAATGCTAGCTTGGGACGTAATTCAAACCGCACTCGCAACAATTTGTATTATGGTTATCATTCAGGTTGTTATCTTTTTTGTAGCAAGGGTAATGACTCCTCCTCAGCCTAAGATTATCTACCGGGAAGTACCCATGCCACAAGCTCCCGTACAAGCCCCTACGGTTACTTTCACAGAGCCGCCTGTATCAGAAGTAAATCTACCCGAATATGAACCTCGTCAACAGGCTTCAGACTCTTTACGCCTGGACACCCAGCTCCCGGCTGGTATCACTGAAACCCGTCCCCCCGGAACCTAATTTCAGTGTTCCTCAAACAGCTGGAATTATGGGTTGGATAGTTCTATCATATGACAACAATGTCCCCGTGTGTTCGTGGATTACGGCACGTGAATGTTGTGTACTACAAGTGTGTTTGGATGAGCGCCTTTTTGGCGATACTATATTCAGGGCGGAGAAGGTAAGAGACACTTATGTTATTTCTGACGTGTTTGTGTATAACTCTAGCTGTATCTTTGTTTCTTCAACGTTCCAGCAACGATACGAATGGACAGCAGAAATCCTCAAGAGATTCTACAGACCGGGACTAGCAGAGTTTATTCATAAATCAGAATTGCCGGAGAATACTAAACTAAGAGGGTATGAGGTATATGATTTCAAAGAAGGGTCTCATGGATGCTTTGTAGAGTTGGACCAAACTGAAACAATCATTCGTACTGAGATTCCAGATGTTTATACGGTGGTTGGAAAGCAAGGGTATGTATTGGTACCTAATTTAAAAACGTCCCAATTCTTGCGTTCAAAGGGTTCAGAGTTCAAATTAAAGTGTGTTCAGAAAGACGGCAACTGGGAAGTTATTTTGCCGAACTAAAGTAAATATGCCTCGTCGTCATACTAAGAAACGTGGAACTCGTAGACACAAGAAGCAGCGTGGTGGATATTACTCATTCCAAGGAGGTCTTGCTCCGGGTGCAGCTTCATGGGGAGCTGGCTCAGAGATGGGTCAGTTTGTTGTAGATAAGGGTGGTAACATTGGCAATCTAAATCCCGGAAATGTAATCCAGTATGGTCGTGGTCGTAAGCGGAAGTCTCGCAGCCGTAAGACCAAGCGTAGACACCGTGGTGGTGGTAAGTATGGAGGTGTCTCTGCTGGATATACTGGGAGCGGGTCACGAGGAATGGCTAACTTTGTAGGAGACAGCACCCGTAATCCTACCGGAGATGCAGCACTAGGAGCGTTCAATAACCATGGAGCACAAAGCCTTGCTAATACCAGCGCATTCAATATTCTCCCTAATAACTAAAGATGACTGATAGTCTATTAGCAGGAATTCTTGCACTGGCTGCATTTGGATATTTATACTCTCGTCGGTACCCTTACGCTTTCATATGGACAGTTACAGGGTATCTCCTGGCCTATAATTCTATCTTCAAGTCTTCTCGTGTTATGTCTGTGATTGCCGGTGTTGTGTTGACTCTGATTGTTCTCATGCACCCTCATCGTCTAATACTTGAAGGATTTGATAACGAAGAAAAGGAAGAGCCTAGTGAGCCAGAACCTACAGGAAAATCAACTCCTCATGTAGACTTGGGTACAACTATTTTACATGCTTATCGCAACTTGTCTCCCGAGCAGATTGGAGGTATGAAGCGCGATACAAAGGAACTAATGGAGCTTCAAAAAGAACTCATGGGAACTTTAGCAGAGATGAAGCCGGCTATTGAACAGGGCGCTCAACTTTTGGGGACGTTTTCTCAGTTTTTCGGGAAGGACGGGGCGCAACCCGCGAGTACTTAATACGTTCCATTCCATCTGCATAAACAAATACGTGTAGGTCGGGGTCATTAGAAGATATCCACGGTCCTCCTAAAGACCGGATAGTTGTCTTCCAACTATCAACTTTCTTTTCGATTTCTCTCAGTCGAAACCAATCAACCCAGATTTTATAGGTCTTGATTAGAGCCATAATATACATAGGAGACATATCCAGCATATAGAGTTGAACAACAACGTATATTGGGTACAGGAGCATATCAAACCAAAGCATAAATGTTTCCAGCATATCGGCACATTCAAACTTAGACTTTAAGTCAACATACTCATTTGCTAAAGCAAAGTAAGCTTCATCTAATACTTTGACTTTCTTTGCTTTTTTACGTAAATCTTTCCACTCTGGAATCATTTCTGTATTGTTATTCCATCCTTAGGAAATTCTACTTCTTTTAACGTTACTGGGTCAAGATACTTCCAATTGGAATGTAAAGGAAATAACTTTCCAAGTAGTTCAATAGTAATTCGGTTTCCCGTCACAATATATGGCTCAAGAGAAGATGTCATATCACAATTTTTCCAAAAAGCAGATGCTCCAATCCAGAGCCAAGGGGCTTGTGTATGCTCAAGAAGAATACCATACACTAGAGGTTTAGAGTAAGAATATGATTCCGGATACTCAATTTTACATTTCTTAATAGTTTCATCAATTGAAACAGATGTAATTGTGTGCACAATAGTTAGACTACCATCCAAATATATAGCATGTTCCTTGACAGATACAAAAGGTTCTTTCGAGTAACACAACGAAAGAATCTTCTTTTTGATTGAGTGACCTAGTTTACAGCAGAACATTTATTGTAGAAACTTAATTATCTGTAAACGGCAACAGATGATACAGGAGCCTCACCTCCCTTGAGTTGTGTGACGTATTTGTCTCGGTTTTTCTTATCATCTGCTGTAAGCGGAGTAAATTGTTCAATTGTATATGCTGTTACTGTCTTATCAAGCTGAAGTCCCATAGCGATAGAAGATGCCAGTGCAGTGATTATGAATGGTGTTGCAATGACAACCCAAGACACAACTCCTAAGTCAACCCGGCAGAACGAGTCAAGCAAGACAACACCAAGAATGCCGGTCAGAAGTTTGATTACTGCTGTAATATATAGACCTAAAGTTACGTCGAGACCAATATGTACTACGACGTACAGCATGTATAGAAATGCAGGCGGACAGAGAGATTCAATGAAACGCATCTTAACGTTGTTTACATTTAACAAGTAAAAAATGGCAGACAACATTGAGAAAGTAATGTCCCTTGCTTGTTGTACTAAGGACGAGGCTGTAGAGTTACTTGCCAAATCTGGAAATGACGTGCTAGAGGCCGTATCTCTTCATATGGATGTTCCTGTCGGGAAAGATGCTCCTAAGCCACGCGAGCTAAGCATGATTCAGAAGTTCTTTAAGGAGACCCGGGAAGAGATGACAACTTTGACTGATTCAATTTCTAAGGGGTTTATCTCAGGTCAAGCCGAGTCTTTGGAACATTCCGAGATGCAAACCCTCCCCGAAGAAACGGCTCAACAAAGTAGTTGTTCTCCGGGATGTCGGATACTCTCTCCGATATCAGAGGTTCAAATACCGGAAATTGCTTGTCAGTCACTGTCTGAATGCTTTTCCGATTTGCAGTTGAATGACCAAAAATCACCCTATTCTGGTCAGGAATTCCCTCAATCGTGCCCATGCCTAGAAACGGCGTAGTAGGAAAAGGCCGCTGAAACAACTGCTTAGGACCCTTGAAGCGAGCAGCTGCCGGGTCACCAAATAGAAGTTCACTTTGCGTATCAATAGCACAGCCTCCCTCTGGAGAGTTGCCAAAGTTACCACGTGGTACTAGGCCGACATACTCTGCAGCGGCATGCCAAGCAGAACTATTACCACAAGTAGCAGGGGCATTTGCATAATAAGTTGCACTCATATTACGCTTTGATGAGTCAGAGTTTGAATGTCTGTCTTCTAGACCACCACGAGTCGTAGCATGAAATAATGGGTATCCTGACATTTGTTAATGGTTTAGAAAGGAGTTACAGATAACTATTAAAATGTCCTGGGGCTACCATCTAATGCTCGATTGCTCAAAGTGTCTTGCATCTTCTATTCGTTGTTCTTCCAATATCAATACCTTTGCTAAGTCGCTTGTGAAGAAGATTGATATGGTTCCATATGGAGAGCCTCAAGTTGTTCATTTTGGCTCTGGAGACAAGTCCGGATACACACTAGTTCAGCTTATCGAGACTTCTAATATTACTGCTCATTTTTGTGAGGAGACCAATGATATGTATCTGGATGTATTCAGCTGCAAGCCGTTTAATCCTGAAGATGTAGAAGCAGTTGTGAACTGGCACTTTGGTCCTGCGCATAAGAACCGTATGTTTGTAGCACGGCAGGCCGGGCAGAATCTGCTACTAAAGTAAATACAATGAACACTCCTCAGTGGAATGAACGAATTAAGGCGCTTGCGGATAGCGTACGAGGTAAACCAGTAGTAAAGAAAACTCCAGATAAGGTTGCAGTCATTGTCGAACCACGTGTAACCCAAGTGCTTCCAGATTTACTAACTTGGATGATACATTTACTATCGCCATATGGTTGGACATTTGTGGTATATTGTGGAACACTAAATGAACATCTGCTAAAAGATTTTGATGTTGAAGTCCGGCAACTTGGTAGGAAAAATTTAAGAACTGACGATTACAATGCTCTGTTCTTATCTCCACATTTCTGGGCTCATATGCCATTTGAGAACATCTTAATCTTTCAAACAGATGCAGTATTAATCGATGGAAATCTGGACGAGTTTTTAAAATATGATTATGTTGGCGCTCCATGGCACAAAAATCAACACTGGAGACAAGATGGTCCTATGACTCTATTTAATTTGACGGGTAAAGGCCTTAGTCGTATAAATCCAACTGCTCATCTGACAGGTAATGGTGGATTATCATTAAGAAGAAAGTCTGCTATGTTACGAGCAATACACAATGCAAAGTATAGGTTAACAAACGAAGACTATTTTTTTTCTGTAACTTCCCGGCACTTGTTGAATGTGTCACCACCGGAAATAGCAATGAGATTTTCAGTTGAGACTGTTTTTTGTCCGAATACAATCGGATTTCATGCATGTTGGAGGTATCTATCGGCCGATGAAATGGCTTGGATATATTCTAGATTAGAGAGTGTAGTAAATCCTTAGACTTATATAGCTGTTCAATTAATCGGGTGTATCCTCCAACCGATGGAAGAAAGTCAGATGAAGCAGCACATACCAAAATATCTAATAGAGCATTCTCAATGCATAATGGGTCCCTGTGACCCATCTCATAATGCAAAGGAGCCCCATTAAGTGGAACATCAATAAAAGTCGGTGACTTGATTATCTGAGAATATTTCTCCGATAATGACTTCATCAATGGCATATTATCACACGCCAAATATGCTGTCTTTCCGGGATTAGACGCTAAAAATGAGTCAATTTTTTGAAGCTGAACATCACTATCTTGTTCCGGATGGTCAGTAGCTCTTAAGTGTATCGATAAATAATCTGCTGGGAAGGAACTTCTCAAGCTTCGTATTCTATCAACAAGATGGGGTCTCAGCTTAATATGCTTAAATACTTCTAACGAAAACCCAAAGTTTCCACAACCGGCAAATACCAGAAGAGTTGAAGGCGGGTATGACTCTGTTATATCAAAGTTTGATGGCACCCCATCAATAGCAACTGTGCCATCTGAGGTTGCAGAGTTAGGTTTCTTTTTAAAATCATAACCAAAACATGCTGGATGAATTGTTGCATATGTTATCTTGTCATAATGAGATGTCCCACACAGTACCGGAACCGGGTAGTTTGAGAAATCAATCACATCATCAAGATTACATGCAGTATATGCTTCAAGAACAAAAATAATAGTTCTACCCTCTCTCTTAGCAAGTTCAGTATGTCTCCAAAGCAAAGATAGAGCATCATTTAGACCTGCATTTACTCTTAATAATAAGAATCCGCCCATTTATAATCCAAAACGAATTAATCTTTACGTTATTAACCTAACACTAAACAAGATGTATATCCAACCGTGTGATTGGAGAGAGTATGACCACAAGTTTAAATATGTCGTAGATATCTACGGCCGAACTCATGAAGGAGACGTCGCACGAGTTCGGGTTACTGACTTCAAGCCATACTTCTATCTGCGTGCACTCCCGGGCGAAACAGCCGCTCAAATTAGCTCAGCCATCTCTGGAGTAAAGTCTATTCAAGGCCTAAAAATTACAGAGGAGCAAAAGTTGGACGCCATGCGCGGATTCAACGGTTTGAAGTCTATTCGGGTCTGGAAGCTTGCCTTCCCTGCTCTCTGGGCATTCAAGCTGATTGCTAAGGAACTTCGCAATGGCCTAAAGATTGGTAACCGCAAGGTACAAGTAGAAGATGTGTTTGAATCTAACCTTCCTCCTTACCTTCGCCTATTCCACGAGCGTGATATCTCTCCGGCTTCTCCTCTGAAGTTTGAGGAAGAATCTGATACTGTAGGCGAAGATGAGCGAGTCAATGTTGCTTACAAGGTTTCATACACTGATATTGAACCCTTTGCTGGAATCAGCATTCCGATGTATGTACTATCCTATGATATTGAGGTCTACTCTGCTTCAGGAAACTTCCCAGTTTCTTCAAATCGTGAAGATGAGATTATTCAGATTGGCATGTCATTCCGCTGGTCAGATGACCTGATGACTCCTGTAGAACGCTACGTCCTGGTATCTGGAACGTGTGACCCTTCTCCAGACCCAACACTGAAGTTCATTTCATGCCGCAACGAACAAGACCTTCTTATCAAGTTCAAGCAATACATCCAAGCAGAGGACCCTGACATGATTGTCGGGTATAACACATTTGGCTTTGATGACAGCTACATTGCTGAACGTTGTGAGCTTCATAAGCTAGAGACCCAGCTTGGCCGGTCAGATACCAGGCAGTGGGGTCACCGCGCAGATATGATTAAGACTGAAAAGAAGACCTTTGAGTTAGCATCAGGTAAGTATGCTGTCCGGTACTTTGACCTGCCTGGCCGGCTACCAATTGACTTATTGCTGAGCATTCGGCGTGAGCAGAACTTGGACTCCTATAAACTAGATAATGTGGCCAGTACATTCCTGCGAGACAAGGTTACTGATTTTGTTATAATCTCAGGAGCTGAAACCAGAATGTATGAGATTCATACCAAGTCGACACGTGGTCTCTTTGCAGGGAACTATGTCCGGTTTGACATCGTAGGCAATACTATCAACCCATATGCTGATGGCAAGAAGTTCAAGGTCAAAGAAGTATTTCCTAAAAAGTTCATTGTTGAGCTTGATGATGGCAACTATCTGAACACATTTGACGATATTTCAGCAGATGACAGAAAGAAGCTTGAGTGGTCATTTAGCAAAGACGACGTGTCTGCTCAGGACATGTTTGAACTTCATAAGAAGGGACCGGCTGACCGGGCTGTGATTGCTAAGTACTGTATTCAAGATTGCGACCTTGTACTGACCCTGATGGCAAAGCTAGATACTCTGGTCAATGCCCGCGGTATGGCAGATGTATGTCGGGTTCCGATTGACTTCATCTTTCTGCGTGGTCAAGGAATCAAAATCTACTCAGCAGTTGCATACAATGCATCCAAGCGGAACCAAATCATTATGGCACAAGACTCAGTTGATGGAGATATGTCCTATGAGGGTGCAGTAGTCTTGCCACCCAAAATTGGTATGTATCTGGAAGACCCAATCCCTGTACTAGATTTCAACTCCCTATATCCGTCCAACATGATTGCATTCAACATCTCACCTGACAGCTTGGTCTATGTAAAGACATTCAACACTGATGGACGCAAAATTCATCACGAGGGTAAGGATGGGCCGGAACTGGATAAGCTAAAGGAAACATACAAGATTGATGAAATTTCATTTGATATCAAGAACGACGATGGAGAGGTTATTGGCATGAAGACATGTGGATATGCTCAGCCAACTGACGAACCAACCAGCATTGGTTTGCTTCCAATGACCCTAGACATCCTCCTAAAGAAGCGCAAGGAAACCCGTAAGTTGATGGAGAAGACAGATGATGACGCCCAGAAGTCTGTATTGAACGGTCTTCAGCTTGCTTACAAGGTTGTTGCCAATTCAGTATATGGCCAGACCGGTTCCCGTACGTCTCCTATCCGGAAGGTAGAAGTTGCTGCATGTACCACTGCTGCTGGTCGTGAAAGATTGATGTTTGCTAAGAGCGTTGTTGAGAATGAGTTTGGAGCAGAGGTAATCTACGGCGACACGGATTCAATCTTCGTAAAGTTTCCAACCAAGGACCTAGCAGAGGCAATTGCGCTCGGCAAGAAGGCAGCAGAGCGTATTACATCTCAGTGTCGCAAGGCGCACAAGATTGAGTATGAGAAGACATTCTTTCCCTTCATTCTGTTCTGTCGCAAGCGCTATATGGGTCTGAAGTATGAGGATGACCCAACCAAGTGCAAACGTGTAGGAATGGGTATTGCTTTGAAACGCAGAGATAATGCTCCTATTGTGAAAGACATCTTTGGTGGAGCCCTGGACATTCTGATGGAGGAGCGGAGTTTGAAGAACGCTCAGAACTTTGTGAAGGATATGTTGGTTCAGGTAATGCAGAATAAGATGCCTTTGGAGAAGTTTGTAATCACAAAACAGTTGCGTGATGATTACAAGAATCCGGGACAGATTGCTCATAGAGTATTGGCTGACCGTATGGAAGAACGAGACGCTGGCAATGCTCCTCAGGTAGGCGATAGATTGGCTTATATTTATGTAGCTGAGAATGCCGGAAGAACTAAACAAGGTGACCGTATCGAACATATTGATTATGTTAAAAGTAAAGGACTTCACCCGGATACTATCTTCTATGTAAAAAATCAGATTCAAAACCCTGTAGCTCAACTCTTTGCTTTGGGTATTGAACAGTTGGATGGATATGTGCCAAAAAAATATCCAACTTTTCCGGACTTAGACGAAGAAGAGGGAACTCTTGCTGTGCTAAAATTAAAAGAAAAAGAATTAGAAAAGATTCTATTCTTGGGCTCGAATGAGCTATCTAAGATTGTTATAAAACAAGGAAGTTCCATGGTTAGAGGACCTATGGATATGTTCCTAAGGCGTTAGCTCTTCTGGCAAATATAGATACTATCTTTAATGCTTTCAAATTTGCTATTGTAATATGTCGGGTCGCTAACATTTGGGTGAGCAGTCTTTATAAAGCCAATATTTTTCATACATTCATCTATCTCTGATGGATTACTATCAGACCCTTCATATTGATAGCCATCTGCTTCTAATGTAACATAGACTACTTTTTCACGCAGTCCATTCTCTCCAGACCGGACAATGTCCAAATCTATACCTTGCGCATCTATTTTTAGATACTCGATGTATGGCAACGATTCCGGTAGTAGTTCAAAAAAATCAGATAGCTGAAAGCTAGACACTTCGGTCTTTTCAACCGTAAAAGAATGATGTTTTAAAAATGCTTCAGTTGGTTTCAGAAGGCTAGATGATTCACATAGTGGAAGTGTTGTATAAAATTCTAAGATTCCGGTTTTAGTAGATAATGCAACCGGGATAGCAAAGAAATTCTTTCCCAACTGTTCTTTTGTTATAATCCAATTCTCGTGTACTAGTTTCAGAGAAGATGGACATGGTTCGAATCCGAATATAAGAGTGTCCGGCTCTTGTGTTAACCAACTACGTGAATAAATAGGAAATCTACCAAGACCAACATCGAGCTTTACGTGCTTTACCCAACCCGGTATGACTATCTTACCATTTTCAAAAGCAATACCTTCTTTTTCACAAATTTCTTGCATTTATATTGACTAATAAATTATTGTCTTAAGAATTCACCTCAAAGGTATAACTATGCAATGTCATTAAAGTTTTACGTTTAACAGGGTCAACAACACAATCCCAAAATTGGTGAACACCAATACTTCTTTCATCAAATTGCCAGCAGCTTGAAAACTGTTTTGCACTATCTAACTTGGGAAAAAGTTCCGGAAAAAACAGTAAACATCCATACGAGAAAAAACTGTCTTCCCATTGATGAGCATCTTTATTATTGTATTTTTTAATGATGTCAATGCAGACTTGTTTATTTCTTAATGAAAGACCGCCATTCATAGTAGCTCCTTCACGGTTATCATGAGGTGCTCCAATATAACCATAATCAAAAAACTTATCAATTCCAAAATTTCTGAGCCAACTATCGGTCTGAAATATTAGCATTCGGTTGCATGGTATACTTTCATAAAATTCAACTGTTTTTAAAGTATCGTTGTAAATATCACGAGTAGAATTGCCTTCACAAAAACATATAAAATTAATATTAGGTCTATCTCCGGTTATTTCTTTTACTTGGCGTTCATTCTCTTTTGAGTGAAAGATTGTTAAACTAAAATTGTATGGAGCAAGATAGTACATATGATTTCGGAGAGTAAAAGGTAAATTTGGATGAACACGAGGTTCAAAAATTACAGCTGCATTTTCAGATACCTTAGGTATATTATCCCATAATGATTCTGGAACTTTGAAGGTATTATTCATTTCTCTGTAAAAAGCTTGAACATCGCTCATTTAATTCTAAAACAGATTTGAAATAGACTAAGAAACACTTGCTATTGCAACCATGGACGACAAGCGTGTCGACAGGATTTTCTTTGGCCCGGAAACGGCCAAGAGTCTCAAGCAGGATATTCGCGTCCTCACCAAGCTTCTGTCAGTCATTGACAATGAGTTCGAGAGAAAGATATGCGAGCATGTCCTAAAGGGAAAGCGGTTTCTCTTCGAGCAGGAAAAGTGTCTCCAAGAGAAGCGAAAGTAGGGATTTAGCAAGACCTATACTATATTAAAGCAATGGATGCGAGAACTCTAGATATTCTTCAAGAACTTGCTCATGCCAGAGCTCAATTTTTTCAGCGGCCACATCTATACCGTCAACGTGACCGGCTTACCCGTCAGTTTATGGAATCAGAAACGGCATTTATAGAACTCTTGTCACGTGAGCGCCGTCAGCCAATTACAATTACATTTCCCCTAACTATTCCTAACAGCTTTATGGATGCAGTAGCAGTAGTACCAACTGCTGAACAAATAGCACACGAGCTGGTTACTTATTCTGGGGCTTCTCAGCAGCTTTGTTCAATTTGCCAGGATTCGATTGCCTCGAACGGCGTGGTGTTACGGGGTTGCCAGCACGTTTACCACCGGGATTGTATTCAAACGTGGTTTGGTGCAAGTGTACGTTGCCCAGTTTGTCGGCGTGACATCCGAGAGGGTCCGGCAACTCAAACATCTTCTGACGCCATAGAAACGCAACCTCCGCTGAGGTCCCAGTGGGGGGGAGAGGGTAGTCAGGAATAATGAATGATTCACCATACTGTAACCTATGAAACACACGACGTATGTCGTGCTGACATTCCTTCAAAATTTGAGGAGCGTCAGAACCCGGAAACAAATGCTGAACCTCCGATGCCTTAGGAGGAAAGCAACGAAGTATCTCAATCAATTCAGAATTTCGTTTGAAAATAGTCGGCAACTCATTGCCCGTAAAAAGAATTGGTACTGTTCGTGTCTTGTCTTTCACCCACTCAACTATCTTTGCTTGGGCATGCGGGTCCGAACCATCGACTTCGTCTAGAATTACACAAGTCTTACGTTCTCTATTACCCCGGATAAATGATTGAATGTTCACACACGACCGGCAAGCATCTTTCAGCTTGTCTACATCTTCAAATGACCGAATAGATTTCGAGGCATTAATTTCCAAGGGGTCAAACTCAAACGTTCTTGCAGCACAAAGAGCCATTGTTGTTTTTCCAATCCCGGGAGGTCCAATCATAAATACAGCTCCGGCAAATGGTTTAGATTGAAGGTACGATTTTAATGAATGTTTAATTTCTTGATGACCAATGACATCATCAAGAAATACTGGTCTATGTGATTCAGCATACATTATCTAATACTTCTCTCATAGTTTTTAAATGTATAAATATCTTTTATAAACAACTCATCCAGTCCAATATTGTAAATACAAGGAATGAGCATAAGATGACTTAACTCTGCTTCAGGAACGACTATCCGGGTCATAAGCAACTGTTCCAATGTTTGAGGAATTGTAGAATATACACGGGACCTCACATCAAACTTTGAAATGGCATTAAAGATTACTTCTAAGTCATACCTAAAATCCATAATAAAGTTTGTATAACCATTGCTGGAAAACACAGTATCAAAGGTAAGGTTCTCATAAAGCATAGTTGTTAGGTCTTCTGGGATAGTTTCTAACTCGAACAGTTCTTCTAGTGTTTCTCGGATTGCTGTATGAATAGCAGTCTCTCCCTCTTTTGCCTTGCCACCAATTCCGGAAATGTGAAACTTCCTTGGGTTATACCCGGCTAAAACAAACTTTCCATCTGTAAACATGATTCCTGCCATTTTACATACTAAAGCAGGCTGAGTAAAAACTCTTTTGCTTCAGTTAGCTTGATAAACTCAGCTTGGGCTTCTGGAGACTTATTTCTATCCGGGTGAACTCCGCGAGACTTTTCACGAAATGCAGACTTGACTTGTGATGCAGTATAGTCACCAGATAATCCTAGAAGTTCTTTAGCTGCCTGCTTATCTTCTGCGGATGCTCCTCCAAACTTAAACGCAAAAGGCCTTGCTGTATACTGCATATATACTGAATACCCGAGCAATGCAACTAACGCAAGGATAATCAACGGATAATATTTTGCCAATCTTTCTTTGCCTACCTTTGCCATTTATATTAAGATTAAGGACATTTTCCGGGCCAGCCAGTGCCACATGTTCTGGCTAGATTACAAGCCTGACTTTTTGACGTGATAGTTTCCGGCTTGAATGCTACACAAGATGTTTCATAAAGTGGCCTACACAACCCATCGATATATGACCATTGGTCCGGACATACTGTAAGACCTCCATATGACCCCAACAGAAGTTGGGGATTAAAGAGGTAACGATATGCAAGAATCAAAACAACTACAGTTAATAACGCAATAATAGCTGTCTTCATTTATTCTTGAGATGACATTTTTTGAAGGTCTGATTGTATTTGTCCTGCCCGAACCAGGTCACTGAATGAAACACAAGTTGCAGCATACTCTAGTGATTCAAAGACTCCCTCAGGTCTATATGATTCATCCTTACCTGTTTGTTTATTCAAATCTTGAAAACACTTCACCTGTTTATTTTGAATTTCTGTTAATTCAACATTTAATGGATGATTTTCCGGGCCATACATAACTCCAGGGTCTTCGACTACTACTGACATGGCTAAATATGCATAGACAGAACCTCCAAGTACAACGACTGCTAATGCAAGCAATACCCACTTATATTTTACGAGTACTGATGATTTTTTCATTTATAATTAAGAAGATACATTACTACAAAGATGGCCCGCCATGTTATTACAACATTCCTCAAAGACACACTAAATCCAATGGTTCGACACCATCTTGATTCATTCTCTGATTTCTTGGATATTAAGATTCCTAGATTTATTCAGGCATCAAATCCATTCAAACGCTCCCTAGAAGATGGTCGCCAAATCCGGATTTATATCGGGGGCAAGGAGGGAAAGGTCCGCTATGTATCTCCCGTAGATGAAGAAGACATGGCTATTCTTCCTCACTCTTGTCGTCTAGAGAATAAGACATACTCTTTTGAAGTCCGGGCAGATGTTACAGTTGAATATGATTATGGAGATGAAGTTCAGACCAAGTCATTCGATGATATTCTAGTTGGACGTGTACCTTTGCTATTGAAGAGTTCTATTTGCTACCTACGTCCCATGACACCAGACCAGCTTTATGATGCCGGAGAATGTCGATTTGAACTGGGTGGATACTTCATCATTAATGGTCAGGAACGTGTTCTTCTTTCCCAAGAATCTCTTGGTTCAAATATGTTCTATGCAAAGAAGCGTATTGAAATGCCATCTGGAGATGATGTTCGTACTCGCTCAGAGAAAGAACTCAAAGCAATGATAGATAATGCTACAAAGGAGAATAAGTTTCAGTACATTGCCGGCATATATTCAGAATCCGAAGATGGTACCAGACGTGGTGGCCACTTATTAGTGATTCCTCCTGAAAACAAGTCAATGAATGATTCTGCAACGATTTCAAAGACTTCTGATTATGGAGATTTTTCAACAAGCAGATTAGCAACTATTAAGTTTCCGGATTTTGATAACCCGGTTCCTTTGATTAGCGTATTTTATGCTCTGGGATTCACATCAGACCAAGATATTTATGACGTTGTTCTTGCTGGTGTTAGAGAACGTACACTGTATGATGGTCTATTTGCCCAACTAATTCTTTCTCATGAAAAGTATCTTGCTTCTGAAATGGCTAAGCAAGAAGACCAAACACAAGATGGTAATTTACTATTCCTAAAACGCCAGATCAGAACTCGTAGCAATGGAGCCGTGTATACTAACTTATACTCAAACTTATTTCCTCATTGTGAACTTCAAGAAGGGGAGTCTGTTCCATCATTTTATCGCAGAAAGGCATATCTTCTAGGCCATATGCTTCGGATGGCTATGGATCTTGTAATTGGGAATGCGCCTGATTCAGACCGTGACCATTTCCGGTTTAAGAGATTGGATGCGTCTGGTGACCTATGCTTTAAGGAGTTTCGCAGAATCTATAGTGAAGTTGGAGCAAAGATGTTGCTTGAACTTGATAGACGTGTAGAGTTTGAGAAGCAAAATTTCAAGGGTAAGAACTTGACCAACCTAATTCAAGAAGAAGGTATCCGTAACTTCTATTGGAAATCATACACTTTCATGAGTGAATTTGAGAAATCGTTCAAGGGTACATGGGCCGGGGAGTCAGGTGTTGCACAAGTACTGTCCCGATTTTCATATTTGGGAACAATTGCTCATTTGAGGCGTATTAACCTGAAGATGGACAAAGGTTCTAAGCAAAGAGAGCCACGAAGACTTCACTCTTCATCTTGGGGCATTATGTGTCCTATCGATAACCCGGATGGAAGAAATATTGGAATGATTAAGTCGCTGGCTCTGTTTTCAAAGCTAACAACGCAATCACCATCTTCTGATGTAAAGACCTTTATAATGTCACAACCAAATACACGTACAATTTCTGTGATTCATCCATCTGCTTGGAATGCTCTTTGGACAAAGGTGTTTGTAAATTCAGATTTGGTATGTGTTGTGCTAAAAGATACGGAAGCCTTTCATGCTAGTTTGGTGCGTGAACGCCGGGCAGGAAAGCTAGACAAGTATGTTTCATTAACTTGGAACAGACTTGACAATGAGTATCTAATTCAGTGTGATGCTGGACGTCCATGCAGAGTGATATATCGAGAGGGAACAAAACTGGAAACGGTAAAGGCTGCTAAGAGTTGGGATTCAATTTTGAATCACATGGACTATATTGACTCGCAAGAAGCAGAATGTCTTCGGATTAGTATGGAACCTTTTCACCCGGAACAGCCATCTGAAATTCATGGAAGCACACTATTTTCAGCAACAGGAAGTGTTATGCCTTTTACTGACCACAACCAGGCCCCACGTAACATGTTCACCTGCCAACAGGTGAAGCAGGCATGTTCATGGTATAATACTGCATTCAATAAACGATTTGATACTATTGCGACTCATCTGCACTCACCTCAGCAGCCACTGTGTCAGACTTGGGCATCACCTGGAGTTCTTGGTGGAGGCTGTATACCATTTGGTGAAAACGCTATTGTTGCTATTGCAGTCTATGGAGGCTACAACCAAGAAGACTCAATTCTAATTAACGAGTCTGCTTTGAAGCGTGGCATGTATGAGACATCATATTACCATTCATATGATATCACAGAAGACATCATTGATCCGGCTGCTCAGACGCATACTATGATTGCTAATGTCGTTACAGATGCCAAGTATCGTGAAACTGTCAACAGAAAGGATGGTAAAAACTACGACCACCTAGATTCAGAAGGTATAATCAAGGTTGGGTCCGAAGTTACACCTAAGACAGTACTGGTAGGGAAGGTCACACCAAAAACTAATGCAGGTGGCCAAGTTGTAGGATACATGGATGCATCAGACCTACCAAAGCGTGGACAGCATGGAATTGTAGACTTAGTATACCGTTACACAACTAGTGAAGGTCTACAAGGAGTCAAGATTCGTGTTGTTGAAGTTCGTGACCCGGTACTTGGTGATAAGTTTGGGTCTCGTCACGGACAGAAGGGTACAATTGGTTTACGGATTCGTGAAGAAGATATGCCAGCCACTAAAGATGGTTTGAGACCGGACTTAATCATCAACCCCCACGCATTACCATCTCGTATGACAATTGGACAGTTTCTAGAAGGAATGTCATCAAAGTTAGCTGTGAACGTGGGTACTATTGTTGATGGAACAGCATTCAGCACACAGCAAAGAATTGGAGACACCAAGGAAGCTCTCATTCAGATGGGCTATCATCCATATGGTAATGAGTTGCTGTACAATGGTATGAATGGAGAGATGATGGAAGCAGAAGTATTTATGGGCCCAACTTACTACCAACGTTTCAAACACATGGTAGAAGACAAGATTAACTATCGCTCAACCGGTCCAAGAACTCTGTTGACACATCAGCCACTCGAAGGACGAGCAAATGATGGGGGCTTACGTATTGGAGAGATGGAACGCGATTCTTTGCTTGCTCATGGTATTTCTGCTTTCCTTACAGAAAGTATGATGTTGCGTTCTGATGCACATGATTTCTTATTCCAACCGGAAACCGGGCTTCTAGATGCAAACCCAGATTATCCCGTTGAAACAGTACACATGCCTTATTCAATGGGTTTGTTCTTACACGAAATTGAATCTATGCATATTCAGGTCAAACTCAGTTCTTGAGCACTCTCCTCTTTGTCTTTCTTGCCTTGCGCTTCTTCTTATGTGTCTTGCGGCGTCTTCTACCCCCAGCTGGAAGAACAAAATCTGCTGGTATCGGAACTTCATGGTCGTTATAAATATCTAAAATTTCACGCTTGTGGGAATCAGGAGCTTGATTAAAATTTTTTGCGGGAACTGATACAACCCCGCAGGGACTTCTTGACCATTTTTCAATAGCTCTTTTACTCTTTTCACCAGTTACATATAGTCCTCTACTATCTGATAAAATCTCTTCATTATATATGTTTCCTAGACCATTTACTATTGCATTTGCTATTGCTGAAATAAGAGTATCAATATGTATTTGGTGCTCTGCTTCAGGTATTCCGGATTCAGGATCAGCAATCTGCTTTTTAAATCTTCGAACTTGGTCAACTAATGAATTAATTTCAACTCTCCAACATCGTTGCCTAAGACTACGTATAATTTCATCTTGTGTAAGAGGAGCACCGCTGTTTTTTGCATTTCTTTTATCCCATTCTCTCACAATTCCCTTTGCAACGGGAACTTTAAATTCAAATGGCATATCCGGTCTAAAAACAGCCGCCTTTATCACTTCTGCACATTCTGGGTTAGAATTTATTAGTTGGGTAAGAGTTGATTGAACACCTTCTTCGTATTCTAATTGCTTAGCTTCACTACTTTGAGATGGTTTAGGTGGCATAGGTTTAGGAGGTGGTTTAGAAAAGAACGAGAACATTTATGTTAAGAACGGATTTTAGTGTTAACAACATATAGAATAACAAAAATGGCCGACCATCTATATGTTGTAAAGCGTGATGGCGCCCGCGTACCTGTGTCATTTGACCAGATTCTCGGACGTATTCGTGAACAATCGGCTGGTCTCCAGCATGTAAACCCGGACCTAGTGGCCCAGAAGGTATGCAACCAGCTACAGGATGGAATGGAAACGCGCAAGCTTGATGAGTTTGCTGCAGAGACTTGCGCAATGATGCAGTCAAGATACCATCCCAACTATGGCCTGCTAGGTGCTCGCATTCTGATTGATAATCACCATAAGAATACTCCAGCATCCATGCTTCAATGCGTAGAGACCCTATATCGCGAGCAATCTATTGTATCTGATGAGCTACACGACCTGGTATGTGCTGACCCAGCAGGATACGAACTGATGATTGATTATTCTCGTGATTTCATGTTTGATTACTTTGGTTTCAAGACTCTAGAGCGAGCATACCTTCTCAAGAAGGACGGAGTACCAATTGAGCGTCCTCAGCACATGTGGATGCGTGTAGCTATTCAGCTTCATGGAAAGAATATGGACCGCGTGAAGGAAACATACGATGCTCTATCGCAAGGGTATTTCATCCATGCCACTCCTACACTATTCAATGCTGGCACTGCTCATCCTCAGCTCTCATCATGCTTTCTTCTGACTATGAAGGATGACTCCATAAAGGGGATTTATGAAACTCTTGGCGACTGCGCACAGATTTCCAAGTGGGCGGGTGGCATTGGTCTATCTATTCATAATATTCGTGCCCGTGGCTCAAAGATTAATGGAACTAATGGTGAGTCTACCGGGATTGTACCTATGCTTAAGGTCTTCAACGACACAGCTAAGTATGTGAATCAAGGAGGCAAGCGCAATGGTTCATTTGCTATCTATCTAGAGCCATGGCATGCTGATATCGAAGACTTCCTTCGACTCAAGCTGAATCAGGGTGCCGAGGAAGACCGTGCTCGTGACCTGTTCTATGGTCTTTGGATTCCTGACCTCTTTATGAAGCGTGTAGAGGCAGACGCCGAATGGACTCTTATGTGTCCACATGAGTGCCCGGGTCTTGCAGATGTTCATTCAGAGAAGTTTGAAGAGTTGTATGTCAAGTATGAAAATGCTGGGAAGGGTCGACACACTATTGCAGCAAAGAAGCTATGGCAGATGATTCTGGACGCCCAAATTCAGACCGGGACGCCTTATCTTTGCTACAAGGATGCTGCTAACTCCAAGTCTAACCAGCAGAATCTGGGAACTATCAAGAGCTCAAATTTATGCACCGAGATAATGGAATTTACCGCTCCTGATGAGACGGCTGTATGTAATTTGGGGTCATTGGCATTGCCTAAGTTTATTGAAGATGGCAAGTTCAACTTTGATAAGTTGAGGCAATATACGTCTATCCTGACTCGTAATTTGGATATTGTGATTGACAAGAACTTCTATCCGACTCCAGAATGCCGTAAGTCTAATATGCATCACAGGCCGATTGGTATTGGTATTCAAGGATTGGCGGATGTATTTGCTATTCTGAGGATGCCTTGGACATCGGCAGAGGCAGCAAAGTTGAACCGTGAAATCTTTGAGAATATCTATTATGCTGCAGCGCTCGAGAGTATGATGGGGGCTTCTGATGGTGTATGGAGAAATGTTGCTATAGACACTTATCCTTCATTTCATGGTTCTCCAATGAGTAAAGGAAAGATGCAGTATGACTTGTGGAATGAAGTTCCTGTGACTACATATTTGCCTTGGGAGAACTTGCGTAAGTTGTGTAGTCAAGGTATACGTAACTCCTTACTTGTTGCTCCAATGCCTACTGCTAGCACATCTCAAATTCTAGGCAACAATGAGTGCTTTGAACCATTTACCTCTAACCTGTACACCCGGCGTGTGCTTGCGGGAGACTTTGTGGTTGTCAATAAGTATCTTGTAGAGGACCTAGTAAAGTTGAACCTCTGGACATCGGAGACTCGTACTGCAATCATTGCAAACAATGGGTCTATTCAGGGAATGGTAGGACTTCCAATTGAACTTCGTGACCTGTATAAGACGGCTTGGGAGATTCCTCAGAAGACGCTAATTGATATGGCTCGTTCCCGCGCTCCGTTTATCTGTCAGTCGCAGTCACTGAATCTGTTCCTCAGCGAACCATCTTACGCAAAAATGTCTTCAATGCATTTCTATGCATGGAAGGCAGGTCTGAAAACAGGATGTTATTATCTGCGTACCCGGGCAGTATCAAGCGCTCAAAAGTTTACTGTCGAGCCTTGTCTTACTTGCTCCGCTTAGGACGACGTCTCTTTCCGCCGGTCCCGTAAAATGGATTGTTCGAGGAGGGCTCCTCATTAAACGGATTCCACGGCTTGGGTTCTGCAACCTCTGGAACTACATATTCATCGGTATCATATGAAAAACTAGGTACCATACCTGAAAACCAATCACCCCAAGTTCGTGGTTTTGGAGGTGGATTCAATTTTGATTCGAGTATATAAAGTCCACCAACAACTAGAATTCCACCCATAAAGACCGGAGGCCAATATTTTTCCTCCAGTTTTGTTGAGATAACAATTACATAGCAGATTATCAGTACGACTAGTGCAATAACGGCAAACTTAAAGAAAGCATTTTTGTAAAAGTAAGCAGCTACTATTAATAATCCAACAAGTATTGCTTCAAACATTTGTTTAATCGACTCTAAAAAGTTCGGTCGTCCCTGCGTTCAATAAAGAATTTCTCTTTAACTAAACATAAAAGATGTCTGGCACTCCTCCTGAAGGTTTTACAATGTCTGCTGGAACTGGTGCCGCGGCTGCTCCCTTTGCCGGGGGTCGTCGTCGCTCTAAGAAGCTCCGTGTGGTAAAGAAGTCTACTGTTCGCCGGATGCTTAAGGCAAAGGGCCTGAAGATGCGTGGTGGTGGTGAAACTCCTGGGGCTGCTCCTGGGGGCCTTCCTGCGATGGGAGGGCGTCGCCGCCGCAAGTCTGGTCGCAAGACTCGCCGCCGCCGGTCTCTTTTTGGCGTGAAGTATTAAGCTGCTCTCCAATCTCGGAGACGACTGCAAATAACTGCTCATTGAACCCATAATGGCATCCGTTTGGTTCGCCGGGAGGAACCTTACGGGATGACGTATTCAAAGAATGAACCAATGAAACGATAACTTCCTGGGGAGATATCTCCCGGCACATTTCTTCACGACCGTGAATGAATGCGTTACCTTCAGCAATTTGAATATCCGTAAACTTCCTATCCTCCCAGAACTTACGCGTAAAACCTAATGAAGCCTCTGATACTCGCTGAGCCATCGGTAGAGTATACGGAGGAACATTCATGAAAGACGTATAATTCTGAATATCGTAGCAGGGTATTGTAGTACAAAACACACACTGCTTTGTAGGCTCCTTACCCAACATAGCAACCCGGTGAAGAACTGAATTGTTCGGGTATACGTCATCATCGTCCATCATAACAATTGTATCATACATAGCATTCTGCACGCCAATGTTACGCTTCTCTCCAATGGATGTCTTATTCTCCAGTCTCACGTACTTCACATTAGGAACCCCAATTAGAGTATCCTCAATTGAGTCCTCTCCATCATCTACAATCACCCACTCAATCTTGTCTTCCGGATATGACTGAATCATGTAAGAATACTTTGCTAGAGGCATAAAGATGCGGCGATTGTACGTGAGAGTAACGATTGATACATCCGGCAGGTCAGCTTCCTTGGGGTATGTATCTGCTAGAACATATGGTGCAGGCTTAGTTTTACCTAGTAGAATTTGAATTTCTTGAATGAATGATGCATGATGGTTCTCATATAGCTGACGCATCATCTCAGATATCTTCTTCTTTCTGGTAGTAGATGATTTCACGTACTCATACAGCCGGTCAACAATGCTAGGCACGCTGACATCTATGATATCTCCAAAGCAAGATGGATGCTCAAGAGTTTTACTTGCCGCGATAAATGCTGCCTTCTCTTCAGTCAGTTCCTGGAATGGCTTGATTGGCGAGAGAATTAGATTACATCCAGAAGACATGGCCTCATTGACTGCATGGCCAAACCCTTCAGCAGCAGATGTGCAAATGGCTAGCCCGGATTCACTCAGTAGAGTATCATATTCTGACTCGGTAAGTAGGTTAAGAATTGTTACTTTGTCGGCAAGCTCAGGAGGAAAGTAGAACTTCACGTGGTCGGGGTTATGAGGAATCGTCAATGTAGGTAGAGACTTGTACATTTCCGGATTTGATTTCTGAACAAACAGATATGCTTGAAGCATTGGCTTTGGGTTACGATAGACGTTCTTACCAACAAGTACAATGGCCTTGTTATAATCCTTCTTCTCATTGTAGATTTTGTCAATTGATGTCCAACTGACATATTTAACATTTGATGCAAGTTCACTAAAGATTGTAAAAGCTTCCTTGGTCTTTACCCAAATCTCATCTACCATCCGGCTATAAGGTGTCCAAGACTTGTAGGTCCATTCCGTGTTAGGAATCCAGATGTTCTTAGAAGCATAAGGAATCAACGAAGGGTTCATGTTTTCAACAAAAATATTAATTTCTGCTTCACCACACTGAGGCATGGCATAGTGTACTTTCCGGATTTGAACTGTGTCTCCGTGGGTATTTGCCAATAGCCCACGAAGAATCATAGCATCTTGCGTAAGGCCTGTGTTGACCTTACTAAAATTTCCAATCAAGTTGATCCGCATTTTATCGTGTATAAGGTTTTACTCAGTAAATTCCTGTATTAACTAAAAAGTTCGTTTAGTCTTTCTAGAGTGAATATGTCTGCGTAAAGTTTTTGCTCGAGAATTCATGTATCCTATGTATCTCTTCCAAGATTGTACGGATTTTGGAGAACATTCAAAAGCAAAGGTACAATTCCGGTCACGCCACCATTCTCCTTTTAGCCATGGAATACTATCAGATTCCGGGACACTCAGTTCGGTAATATCGGTTAAACGTTTGCATACTTCCTTCATCTCAGATGAACCATAACCATACCAAGGACTAAAGATATCTTCCTTATATTTTGTATCAACTGCTATCAACTCTTTACCATTCCAGCCTATGTGTTCAATTGGCCGGAATGAGTCCCATGATGATTCCCAAACAAAAAGTTGGGAATCTACTTTTCCGTATAGTGTGCCTTTGAAGTTTATCAGTTCCATTGTCATATCAAGTTACTCTGTGTCGTCCGCGATAGACGAACGAAGCTCGTCTTCATCAGACCAATAATAATACTCTTTTGAAGCACACTTCTTACACTTGTAAGTGTTCATCAGAATGGTCTGCTGTGACTCAGGCGTGTTTGCACGTAGAGGGGTGAACTCATCACAGCTATGAACTATGCAGAATATTTTGATATAGCATGTGTCCCTGTAACGGCGATAAAACCGGTCACACAGAAAATTAGCATACTCCTTAGAAAAGCGTCCACGTTCCATTTTATCCTTACTTACATTATCTGTATTTAATCCATTTTCTGCTGTTCACGCATCAGTTCGTACTTCTTTTCAGATAATGATTCTACTAATCTTTGCTGTGATGATGTTCTCTTAAAGGTGGGAAATACCAATAACACAACGCGTGCTTCAGCATCTATAAAGTCTTCTGGAGCATCATAAACTGAATTGCCAAAATCAATAAGTCGTGGTAGCCCATCAGAACCAATCACTATATTATTACCTGTCAAGTCTCCATGAATAATACTATTTGAATGAAGAAGTTCGATAGCTTGTTTTAGATGGTTCTTTTGCTTTGATGAAGGCTTGCTGTGCTTGTAAAAACTTTTCCATGTTTCCCCGGCTGTTCGCATAAACTCTGAATAATGCTTATTATCTTCTGTTACTCCATCTGTAATATTCTCTTCAAGCATATCACCGAGTTCACACTGCTCTGGATAGATAAAATACCTTTGAGATGGGTCTATCTTTGATAGCTTTTGTATCAAAATCTTGTTATTTGAAATTAGGTCACGTTCTGGTTTTGTTCGCCTTGATTTTATTAATACACGTGAAGTATACTTTTTCATATCACGGCCATCTTTACAGGGTATAGCAGGATGTATAACTCTGGCGCTTTTTCCCTCGCCTAGAATCCTACCTCCGCGTTTACGCTTCGATGTTTTCATTATATTATACCACCTTTTTACAATGGAAACCTTTAGAGGGAGAAAAGTAGTTATCCCAAAAAGTAGAAACTGGGCTATAAATGATATCACTGATAACTATTCTCTTATGCAACGACTTTCCTGCAAAATTGGAAACAATCCTATTCCATTAGTGTTGTGGAAGGAACACCCGGAATGGACACTGAGAGACTTAGAAAAGAACGTAAAGCTGTGTACACTTTACCCCTTTGAAGTTGGTATGCAGGTCTTAAAAATGTTTAAACCAAAACGTTGGTTAGACCCAACTGCAGGCTGGGGGGACAGACTTCGTTGTGCAATAGCATACGGATGCGAGTATGTTGGTGTCGATTCTAATAAAGAAATGAAACCAGCATATGAAGCTATCAGAGAGACTGCATCAAATCCGGAAAACTACCAAGTAAAAATTGGAAGGTTTCAGGATGTCAAGATTACCGGGAAATTTGATTTAATTTTTACAAGTCCCCCATTTTTTACTAAAGAAGTCTATGAACACATGACAGATTGGAAAAGCATCAAAGAATTCATGGAAGAGTTTCTCCAACCATTGCTTGTTAAATCAGATAAGCATCTGGAAAAAGGTGGACACTTAGTTCTGTATATCGAAGACAAGAACTCAGAAGATTTCATTGATATCATGAAGATGTTTGTAGAAACTGAACTCCTTGAATTAAAATACGAAGGAGCTTTTTACTACCAGGGAACT